CAAAAGTATATCGACTTTATCAACACAACAAATGTGTCGGCTGAATTTCTTGAAGGAACTACAGCGTCCGGCAAAACTACCGTCGGAGCAGGCGTTAAGTTTATGCGAATGGTGTCGCAGTCACCGAAGAAGCTTCACGCAATTGCTGCCAAAACTACGGGCAAGGCTGAGGAAACTATAATTCAACAGGACAACGGTATTCTCGACCTGCACCGTAACGCAGTTTACTGTGGCAACGGCGACAAGGATTACAAGCTGCCGCATATCAAGTTTGAGGGCAAAATCATCTATATTCTCGGTTACAGCAGTCGGGATAAGTGGGAAATGGTTCTCGGTGCGCAGTTTGGGTGCGTTTATATTGACGAAATCAACACCGCTGATATCGAGTTTATCCGAGAGATGTCAACCCGTAATGACTATATGCTTGCAACGCTGAATCCCGATGATCCGAGCCTGCCTGTGTATAAGGAGTTTGTCAACCGCTCCCGTCCTTTTAAAAAATATGAAAACGATGTTCCTCCCGAGATTACGGCGGAGCTTACCGAAGAACCTGTACCGAATTGGCGGTATTGGTTCTTTTCTTTTGCCGACAATTTAAGTCTTACACCTGAACAGATTGAAAAGAAAAAGAACTCTGCACCGAAAGGTACAAAGCTCTATAAAAATAAAATCTTAGGTTTGCGAGGCAGAGCAACAGGTCTTGTGTTCCCGAATTTTGAGAGGGCAAGACATATCAAATCAAAAGAGTGGGCAGGAGAGTTTTTGAACTGTAACCGCAAGTCAGAACACTTTGTTCAGTTCACCGCAGGTCTTGATACCGCCTATTCGCAGAAGTCGCCTGACACTATCGCAATGACATTTTACGGCATTACCAATCACGGCAAGTGTGTTCAGCTTGATGAAAGAGTTTATAACAACGCTGAAATGCAAACACCTATTGCCCCGAGTGACACGGTGAAGAATTTTATTGATTTTCTTGACCGCAACCGTGATGAATGGGGCTTTGCACGCACGGCTTTTATTGACAGCGCCGACCAAGCGACTATTACCGAATTTCAAAAGTATAAGCGACAGCACGGCTGTGTCTATGACTTTGCAAATGCATGGAAGAAAACGAAGATTATCGACCGAATCAATCTTGTACTCGGCTGGCTTGCCACCGACTGTTATTTTGTGCTTGAACATTGTAAAAGCACGATTGCCGAGTTTGAAATTTACAGCTGGCGAGAGGATAAAGACAACACACCCGAGGACGGTCACGACCATTGCATTAACAGCGGTCAATATGCGTGGCTACCGTTTAAAAATATTATTGGAAGTGAAATAAATGGGGCTGATTAACAGAATGGCTGAATCTATCAGATCGGGAATTAAAAACTTTTTGCAGATTACTCCTGCAAGCGACAAAACAATTACCGTCACCGAAACAAGCAATCATCTGACCGAGTGCTTTATCAATCGCATTTGGTATTGGGGCAACAGCAGACAGCTTGCGGAGCTGTACAGGCAGATTGATACAAACAAAACTATGTTTTGGGCGGCAAAAAGCACAAAGGGGCTTGAAATCCGTAAAATACACACGGGCTTGCCGGCACTCATCTGCGAAACGCTTGTGAATATCGTAATTGCCGACTACAACGGCACAGATGTTACAAGTAAAAATTCAACCGCTTATGCAGAGCGTTGGGAAGACATTGAAAAGCAGAACAAGCTATCCGACACGGTTAAGCAAATGCTCCGTGACCTATGTGTTGTTGGTGACGGTGCTTTTAAGGTCAGTTTTGACACGGCTGTATCAGATGTTCCGATTGTTGAATGGTATCCTGCCGAAAACATCGACTTTACATATGTGCGTGGCAGAATCCGAGAGGTTAAGTTTTACACCGATTACACGCAAAAACACCGCCGTTACCGTTTTGAAGAAACATACGGTTACGGCTATATTCACTATGCTTTGTATGATGACAACGGCAAAGAGATTGACCTGCACACGGTTGACGCTCTTTCGTGGATTGATTCAAAGGGCGTTACATTTGACGAATCATATATGTGGGCTGTACCTGTCCTTTACGGCAAATCGTGCCACAAGGGCAGAGGTGCGGGCATTATCGGCATAAAAACAGACGCTTTCGACAGCCTTGATGAAGTATGGTCACAGTGGATGGACGCACTCAGAGCCTGCCGAACAAAGCAGTATGTGCCTGATTGCCTTGTTCCGAGAAATCCCGAAACCTGTCAGCCGATATCGCCAAATCCGTTTGATAACCGATTTATCACCGTGGGCAACGATATGTCTGAAAACGGCAACGGCAACAGGATTTACACCGAAAGTCCGCAGATTCAGCACGAAAGCTATTTGAGTTCATACATTACTGCCCTCGACCTCTGCTTACAGGGCATTATATCGCCGTCAACTCTCGGCATTGATACGAAGAAGCTTGATAATGCAGACGCTCAGCGTGAAAAGGAAAAGACAACCCTTTACACAAGGCAGAACCTTGTGAAAATTACGCAGAACGCACTTCAAAGCCTTGTTGCAGTTGTACTCAATGCAGACGGTGAACTTAACGGCAAGGGTATTGTTGAGGGCTTGGAAGTATCCGTAAACTTCGGCGAATATGCAAATCCGAGCTTTGAAAGTCAGGTTGAAACTGTGTCAAAAGCAAGACAGGGCGGTTTGATGTCAGTTGAAACCTCGGTTGACGAGCTTTACGGCGACAGCAAGTCGGAGGATTGGAAAGCCGAAGAGGTGCAGAGAATTAAGGAAGAACAGGGCATTGCAGGCGAAGAAGAAAAATCGGAGCTTGACGATGTGGACCTTACCGACACAGAAGAACCTGACAATAACGCAGATGATGAAGAAAATGCGGAAAATAATGCAGAAAAAACCGAAAGCAATCCCGAACAGAATGATACACAGGTAAACAATGAGTGATTACAATATCAGAGAAGCCTTTGAAAAAATCGAAGATGAACTGATTGACAGCATGATGAGAAATTTCAGTCGTCACAGAGCCGAAGAAACCAAAGAGGGTTACAACTGGACACAATGGCAGGCTGAACAGCTCAAAAGTCTTGAAGAGTACCGTAAGCACAACGCAAAGAAATTCGGCAAGCGTTTCAAAACCATTAACGGCAAGGTTGAAGAGATGATTCGCACCGCCAAAGCTGACGGAAATGCAAGTCAGGAGGCAGAAATTCTTGAAGCTGTCAAGGACGGTTTCAAAGCCCCGAAAAAGCCGTCAGCACACAGCACAGCCGAGTTTTTTAAGGTGAATGACCGTAAACTTGACGCACTCATAAAATCGACCACAGACGATTTAAAGAGGGCAGAAACGGCAGTTTTGCGTATGAGCAACGACAAGTACCGCAAGGCGATTTTTAACGCACAGGTTGCAATGAACACGGGTGCGGTTACATACGAAAAAGCCGTTGATATGGCGTGTAAAGATATGCTCAACGCAGGTCTTAATTGTGTGGAATACAAAAACGGTGCAAGGCACACGCTCTCGGATTATGCGGATATGGCGGTTAAAACAGCCAACAAAAGAGCCTATCTGCGTGGTGAGGGCGAAAAGCGAGCCGAATGGGGAGTATCCCTCGTTGTTGTGAACTCAAGACAGGGCGGTTGCCCCGATTGTGCAAAATATATCGGCAAGGTGTTTATTGACGATGTGTATTCAAACGGCAAAAAGTCAGACGGAAACTATCCGCTTCTCTCAACCGCAATCAAGAACGGTTTGTTTCATCCGAGATGTAAGGACAGCACAAGTACATATTATCCCGAACTTGATGATTTGGACGCACCGTTGTCTGAAGATGAAATCAAAGAGCTTGACCGTCAGCGAGGAATTGAGGAAAAACAGCAGTATGCACAGCGACAGGCAGAACGCTTTGACCGCCGTGCCGAATACAGTCTTGATAAGGACAATAAACGCATTGCCCAAACCCGAGCCGATGAGTGGCACGATAGGGCGAATACGCTTGAAGAAAAGGCAAAACAATTCTCACTAAACACCAATGAACAGAAATATTACAGACCTGTTTTTGAAGAAGATATATCAAAAACTTTTGAACGCAAAATTGAGGGCGAAACAATTACAATTGATACCCACAAGGCAAATACATTGTGTGATAATGTTTATATTTCAGATAAGGTAAAGCTAAAACGAAAAGAACTTCATAATTTTGATATGCAAGTGAGAAAAGCGTTTGATATGCTCGGAGAGGTTGAAACAAGCGGAAAGCCTGAAATTTGTATTGTCACTCCCGAAGAAATGCGAGTAAATGCTATTGCTTCATATATGCCAATGCAAAATGTTCTAAATGTCAATTCAGCATACTTTTCAACAAGTGATTTGTCAGGCTTACAAGAAAACTTGGCTTGTCCGCAAGACGGATTGAGTACAATTCTGCACGAACTGATTCATTGGCAAGACGCTAAAAATTACAGAGCAAAATTCGGAAGTATTAACGATTATTTTGAATATTGCGATTACCTTAATAAAATTTATGCTCCAAAGGTTGAAAAATTGATAAATAACGGTTATAATATAGAGGATATAAGTGAGTATGCTTTTGAATGCTTAAAAGATAAAGCTATGGATGAAGTGTATAACGAGTACAGAGTCAGCAAACTTTTAGGGTGATGATAGTATGAGATTGATACAAACTGAAGAACAAAAATCTCTATGGAATGCGTTTAAGCCGTACCTTGTAACAAATGGTTTAAATGTCACTTTGCGTGAAGATGCTCCACAAGAAGCTAAAGATGCTGAAGCACTTTACAGTAAGCTTAGAGAGAAACAAAAAATGCAATATCTAAAAGATAGTGGCATAATCTAACCGCTCCGTAAAAAGGGCGGTTTTGTTGTTTAACTTGCCGAGAATATGTTCAGAGTAAGGAAAACGGCTTGTTTACGGCATTATTTAACTTGCCTGCAACTTGCCGTAACAAAATTTAACACATCAAATCAGCACTTTGAGAAATCAGAGTGCTTTTTTATTGCATTTAAACCGGTCGAAATCGACCAGTTTAAAATATTGAAAAGGTGGTGACAGAATGAAAATCAGAGTAACAACAGCATTTAATGACAGGCAGAACGGCTATGTAACCCGACCTGTGAATGAAGTTTTTGAATGTTCCGAGCAGAGAGCAAAGGAACTCATTGACGGCGGTTTTGCAGAAGAGGTCAAGTCTGACGCTCCCAAAAAGCCGAGAGCCAAAGCAGTTAAAACAGAAAAAACAGAAAAAGCAGATTAAGCACTTTACGAATATGTAAGGTGCTTTTTTATTGTCCGAAGACATTAAACTACGGGAGACACCGTGCAAAACTGAAACAGAGAGACACTCTATAAACTGATTACGGGAGACACCCGAAAAACTGAAAGGATATGAAAAAATGGCAGAACCAAATCCAACACCAACCCCCAATGAACCGACACCTGCACCGCAGGGAACACCGCAGGGAAACGCTCCTGCCTTTGATTATGACAAGCTCGCAAGCCTTATTACAGGCAAACAGAGCGTGACAGAGGACACCGTTTTGAAGTCATATTTTAAGGAGCAGGGATTGTCAGCCGATGAGATGAAAGAGGCTATCGGTGCTTTTAAAAAGCAGAAAGCCAAGAACACTCCCGACTTTGCAAAAATGCAGTCGGAAGTTGAATCCGCAAACAACGCAAAACTTATGGCAGAAGTCAACCAATCGGCAACCCTCGAAGCCGTAAAACAGGGCGTTGACATTGCAACCGTTCCGTATGTGCTTAAAATTGCAGACTTTTCAAAGGCTGTGACAGACGGCAAGGTCAATGCGGAAAAGCTGACAGAGGCTGTTAAAAAGGTGCTTGATGATATCCCCGCACTCAAGGGCAAACCTGCCGAGAACGGCACAGGAGTTAAGAAAATCGGCGGTGACGGCAACGGCAACAAAAATTTAACAGAAGATGCCTTAAGAGGAATTTTCGGCATCAAATCGAAAAAGTAAGAAAAGAGGTAAATAATTATGGCAGTATTAGAATACGCAACTATTTTCAGTAATGTTTTAAGAGAATTGTACGGTCAAGCCCTTACTTGTGATGACCTTTACCACTCAAACTCTGACATTCAGATTATCAACGGTAAGGATATTAAAATTCCGAAACTCTCGGTCAGCGGTTATAAAGACCATACACGAGGTGCAGGCGGTTTTAATTTGGGTACATATTCAAACGGTTACGAAACCAAAACCCTTGACCACGACAGAGATATTGAGTTTGCTATCGACCCTATTGATGTTGACGAAACAAATATGGTAGTGACTATCGCAAATATTCAGACACGCTTTGAAAAAACACAGGCTATCCCTGAACTCGACTGTTATACTTACAGCAAGCTTTATACAGAGGCTAAGCGAGTTGGTGCAACAGTAAAAACTACTGCATTAACTGCGGCGAATGTGCTTGCAGATTTTGACGATAACCTTGAGGCTTTTGCCGAAGCGGGTGTACCGCTCGACAGGGTTATTCTTTATGCGACACCACAGTACAAAAAGCTTTTGAAGAATGCAGAGGGTATTCAGAGAACACTTGAAATCAGTTCCGCAAAGGGCATTGACCGCCGTGTTCGTTCCGTTGATGATATTGATAAGATTGTAGAAGTGCCAAGCTCAAGAATGAAGTCTTTGTTTGATTTTACAAACGGTTGTGTTGCTGACAGCTCAGCTAAGCAGATTGACTATATTCTTATTGACCCGGAAGCACAGGTGTCAAGAGTTAAGTATTCATATATCAATGTCTATACTCCGGGTTCTGACAGCCGAACAGCTGATAATTATATATATCAGAACAGAAAAGTTAATGGTACTTTTGCCATTGACGAACTTATGAAGCAGGGCGTAATCATTCATGCCGAGGCTTAAAGCGAGGTGAGAAAAAATGAAAGCAATCAAAGACAATAAGTCATATACAGTCAACACAGACGAGGAAGCTAAGACTTATGTATCCCGTGGTTATGATATTCAGGATGACAACGGCAAAATCAAAGAATATGGATTAGGCAAGAGAATTTCTGTTGATGATTACAATACTTTGAAGAAAGAAAATTCAAAGCTCAAAGCCGAAAACAAAAAACTTAAAGAGAGTACCAAGTCAGACACAAAGGAGTAAATCTATGTATGCCGATTACATTGAACAGCAGGGCGGAGATGAGAACAGCGTTATCTCTGCCGAACACATTGATGTTCTGACTTTTAACCGCATTGATTTTGAAAAACTTTCGGAAATGCAGAAGAGAATCATCGGCAGAGTGCATAGCAGACTTACTGCTTTTGAAGAAGAAAATGCCGATATGATTTCTTCCTATCTGAAAAGCTATTCAATCAACGGCACATCAATGGAGTTTGGTGCAAGCTGGAACTTAATGTGCATCAGCGGAGTGGCAATTCCTGCCGACCTCTATGCGTTGCTAAAATCAACAGGACTTTGTTATCCTGCAATCTGAAAGGTGCGTGAAAACCGTGAAATTTCCGTCACTTGTAAAAAAGCAGTTCTGCAAAACTCCTGTCGAGGTCACAATCTACGGTGAGGGAATAACCGAGGACGGCTCTCCTGTTATCGCATTTGAGTGCAAAAACCTGTATCCCTCCGAAAATCTTTATCCGTCAGCAACCCTGCACGGTGGCTCTGCCTTGTGTAATATGCAGTCAAAGGCAAAGACAGTCTATACCAAAGAGCAGAAAACTGTTCGGGTGTCGGCTGTCTTGCTTTTTGACGGCGACATTGCTCCCGACAGCCCCACTTTAAGCGGTGGCTTTGTAATCCTTGACGGCGTAAAACGAAACATCGTACAGGGTACAAAACACCGCAACCCCGACGGCAAAGTTAATTTTACGGAATTGGATGTGATTTAATGGGATTTTCGGTATCATCAAAAATCAAACTCAATATGCCTGTTGTAAAACAGCTTGATAGGGCAAAGCAACAGGCTCTTGAACAGACAGGTGACGCACTTCTTAAACAGGTGAAAAACACGCAGGTAATGCCGTTTGATACGGGCAATCTTCAGAACGAAAACACCTTTGAAGATTGTGCGCAGAGTTGGAACGGCACGGTTAAAATCGTGTCAAGTACTCCGTATGCAAGGCGTTTGTACTTCCACCCCGAGTATAATTTCAGCCGTGAGGAAAACATTGCCGCAGGCGGTAAATGGTTCGCTCCGTGGCTTGAGGGCGGTACACGGCAGAATTTTTGCAGTCAAACATTCACTAAAATATATAGGAGAAATACAGGACTTTGATTTACTTATCGGACATCAGAGATTGGCTCAAAAGCGTTACCTCAGCCGAGCATTATTACATCGGCAAACTTGACAACAAGCAGGACAGGTCAATCGGTGTGTATTCATTAAAGCAGTCGGGAACACCCACAAGGGCAATCGGCGGTGAAAGTACCTACGATACAATAAGCGTGTCTTTGCTTATCCATTACACCGACAACGCAAGAGAAACCGAGGAGTTTGCACGCAGACTTTACGAAACGCTTTACGGCATTAAAAAAGTTGAAATTAAGGAACACAAAATCTATATAATCGAACTGCTCACGGAAGAACCCGTTGATGTGGGAACAGACGACAAGGGTGTGTATGAGCAGGTCATTGAAGTTAAATTTTATTACGAAAGGAAGTAATTTTATGGCAAAAGTTGAATCGGGAGTATTCCCATGCTATGAAAATCAGTTTGCGGTTGGCAAGGCAGGAACAGAATCCGCCACGACAAATATTGCTAACTGCGAAGAATTTTCTGTTGCATTTGACAACGGTGTCGAGGAATGGACAGCCTTTGAAAACGAGGGCTGGAAGTCAAGGCTTATGACAGCAAAGTCAATCACAATTTCGGTAAAGGGCAAGCGTACAATCGGTGACGCAGGCAATGACCAGATTGCCGCCCTTGCATTTGAAAACGGCAGAAAGGCAGAAGTTTCGTTTATGTGGACCTTCCCCAACGGTGCAACCGTCCTCTTTAAAAATGCAGTTGTATCCGTTACATCAAACGGTGCAGGCGCAAGTACGGGTGTTGCTCCGCTTGAATTTGAAGTTATGTCAAACGGCAAACCCGTATATACAGCAGCCGCTTAAAAAACGAAAGGAATGAACGATTATGTCAAAGTTAATTGATATTACAGACAAGCTTAATTTTGAGGAAAAGCCGAGTGTCAGAGTTAAAAATGTTGACCTTGCAATCAACAATGACGCAGTTTCAATGCTCAAAGTTGCGGCACTTTTTGAGGACGGCAACGGTAAAAGTAAAGATGTTATCGAAATGTATCATCTTCTTTTTGATGAATCCGAGAGAGAAAAGATTGAAAAGTTAAAACTGAATATGCACGATTTCAACGCCCTTATCAGCGAATCTGCCAAAATTGCAACAGGCGATTTGACTGACGAGGGGGAAGTTCAGACCCCGGCTACGACCTGATTGATGACTTTGATTTAATCGTGTCGAGCTTTCGCTCGGAGTACGGGGTCAGCATTTATTCAAAGGATTTTGCTAAAATGAGTTGGAATGAGTTCTGCTCACTTCTGCAAGGCTTAGGACCCGAAACACCGCTTGCAAGAACGGTTCAAATTCGCCTTGAATCCGACAAAGAGGTCTTGAAAAACTTTACTTCGTCACAGCATAAAATCCGCAACAAATGGCGGTCAAGAAATGTAAAGCACTATTCAGACGAAGATATGAACACCGTTCTTGCAGAATTTCAAAACTTCTTCGCTAATCTGTAAATTTGCACATAATTTTCGCTGTATCTACAAAATTCTTGACAATGTTAATACATAGTGATAAAATGTAACATACACTAACAAATTTATTAAGGAGAGTGTATGTTTATGAAATGTCCACATTGCGGAAACGAATTAAAGGACGATGCAAAATTTTGCGACAAGTGCGGTGCAGGCTTTGGCGGAAACGATTCAACCTCGGCAACCGTAAATCCTGCAAATGCAAAGAAGAAAATTTACAAGCGCTGGTATTTTTGGGTTATTATCGTTGTTGCTATTATGATTGTTGGCGGTGTAAACGGTGCAATTAACGGTAACAGCGGTTCAAACAAATCAAAGCAGGAAACTACTGTTGCAAATCAGAGTTCAGAAAAAGCAACTGAAAAAGCGACAGAGGCACCGACCACAAAAGAAGTTGCAACAGAAAAGCCTACTAAAGACCCGAAGAAGGTTGAAAAAGAATTTAAAGACGGTTGCAAAACAATCGACTTTAAAACTCTTTCAAGAAATCCTGACAAGTACAAAGGTAATGACTACAAGTTTGAAGGTCAGATTATTCAGGTTCAGGAAGGCTGGGGCGATTCGGTTGACCTGAGAATCAATATAACCAAAGAAGAAAATGAGTATCTTGATGAACCATTGTGGACTGATACAATCTACGCAACTGTAGAAATTCCTGACGGTGCGGACAAACTCCTTGAAGATGATGTAATCACATTCTGGGGAACTTGTGACGGCGACTATACATATGAAACCGTAATGGGCAACAATGTGTCACTTCCGAAAATCGACATCAAATACTACGAACTCAACAACTAAAACAAAAAGCCACTCCAAATGGGGTGGCTGTTCTTTTGCAAAATTTTTAAGCGTACATCATAGCGGTGTGCGCTGTTTTTATACCTGTTTTTAAAAAATCTAAAATGAAAGGAAGTGGTGAATATGGCGACAAAGGCGGGTGAAATTGAGCTTGATGTCAGGCTTACGGGTGATGATATTTCCAAAACATTGCATAAGATTTCCGATTCAATTACAAAAAAGTTTGATTCGGCATTTTCAAGTCTTTCAAAAGATTTTGAAAATGTAAGCACGGATATGAAACAGTCCTTTTCAAAGGTTTCGGAGGGCGTTTCTCAGAAAACCGAGAAAGAGTTTTCAAACATCAAAGGCAGCAGTGAGCAGTTAAGCAATTCGGTTTCATCTTCGTTTAAGAAAATCGGTACAGCTGTGGTTGCCGCCTTTTCCGTTGCCAAAATCAAGGAGTTCGGTCAGCAGTGCATTGAATCGGCTGCGGAAGTCAATGCGGCAAATTCGCAGTTTGAGCAGACTTTCGGCACAATGCAGTCACAGGCAGAATCAGCCATTCAGAGCGTTGCCAATCAGAGCGGTATTCTTGAAACCCGATTGCAGGGCGTCGGCACAAGCATTTATGCCTTTGCAAAAACTACTGGAATGGACAGTTCAAGTGCTTTGGGAATGATGCAGGAGGCTTTACAGGTAACAGCCGACAGTGCCGCATATTACGACCGTTCGCTTGAAGACACCGCAGAAAGCCTGAAATCGTTCTTGAAAGGCAACTTTGAAAATGATGCCGCACTCGGTTTGTCCTGTACTGAAACCACACGAAATGCGGCGGCTAATAAGCTGTATGGCAAGTCATTTACGGATTTGTCGGAATCGCAGAAACAGCTCACGCTTTTGCAAATGGTCAAGGACGCTAATCAGCTTTCGGGTGCTATGGGACAGGCAAGCCGTGAAGCAGACGGTTGGGAGAATGTAACGGGCAACCTCAGAGAAAGTTGGAAACAGCTCCTTGCCGTAGTCGGTCAGCCTATTCTTCAGGTGGCAACTCAGGTTGTAAAGCGGTTGAGTTCCGCACTTGCGACTTTAACGGAATATGCCAAAGGCGCGGTTGAATCGCTTTCAAAGGTATTCGGCTGGGATACAGGCAACAACACCGCAAGCAATATCAAATCTGCGTCCGATTCTGCCAAAAGCCTTACGGATACGGCAGATGACAGTTCAAAGTCACTTGATAATGTTCAGAAAAGTTCCGAAAAAGCAAAGAGAAGTGTTGCGGGCTTTGATAAGCTGAATGTGCTTTCAAGCTCTGACAGCTCATCTTCAAAGTCAGACACCTCCTCATCAAAAAGCTCTTCAGGCGGTTCATCGGGCGGAGCTGTTGCAAAGAATGTTGTCAAGGACACAAGCAAAAACCTTTCGGGGGCGTTCAAAAATCTATACGAAAAAAGCGGATTCAAAGGTTTTGTTGATAATATTCAAAAAGGTATTAACAAGGTTGACTGGTCAGCTATAGGCAAGAACTGCAAGACCGTTTTTGATAATGCTGTTCCCATAGTTCAAAAGGCATTCGGCACAATGCAAAAGGTCGGTTCTGCAAAACTCGGGGCAATCGGCTCTGCATTCGGAGCGGTTGCGACAATCGGCGGAAAGTCGTTTCAGACCATTTCAGGCGGTGTTGCTAAGTGGATTTCAAAAGACAGGGAAAAGATTATCGGCTTTATCGACACCATAGGCAACAATCTTACAAACGGCTATAACAACCTTTCAATCTTTTTTGATAATTTCGGTACACTTGCAGGCAATGCAATTGACAATGTTCGCCCTCAAATGGAAGAATCAATTTCCAATCTTTTAAGCAGTCTTACAACCTTTGCGGGCTCAGTCGGCGAAGTCGTTTCGGGTGCGTTTTCAACTGCAACCGAAAGCCTTGTTGAATGGACTGAAAATGACGGTGCAACAATCACTGAATTTCTCGAAAATTTACAATTGCAGTTTGCAGATGTGTTTAACTTTATCGGTCAGATTTTCGGAGATATCGGAACAATTATCAGCGAATGGTGGAACGGCAACGGACAGCAGATTTTTCAGAATGTCTGCAATATGTTTACCAATATCGGCACAACCCTGATGAATGTTTACAATCAATGGATTAAGCCTGCGTGGGATTTTATCGTAGCAATCGTAAAGTCAGCTTGGGAAAACTGGCTGAAGCCTGTTTTTGAGGGTGCAATAAACTTCTTCGGCAAGGTTGCAGACTGTGTTTCAACCGTGTGGAATAACTTCCTGTCACCGTTTGTAAACTGGCTTGTCAGCTTTTGGGGACCTATATTTCAGAATGTTTTCAATGCCGTAAAAAGAGTGTTTGATAATGTGTTTACATTTATCGGTGGGTTGGTTACCTCTATACAGAAAACATTCGGCGGTCTAATTGACTTCATTACAGGTGTTTTCTCAGGCGATTGGAACAAAGCATGGCAGGGTATCTATGACTTCTTCAAAGGCATTTGGGACGGCATTTGCGCCGTGTTTAAGTTCATTATAAACGCAATCATTGACGGCATAAATGCGTTGTGGACAGGTATTTATAACTTTGTTTCTGGCGTTGTTAATTCAATCGGCGGAATAGCCGGTATTATCGGAGCGGCTTTTGGACAGGATTGGAGTTTTTCAATGCCTGAAAATCCGCCTCTCATTCCGAGATTTGAAGAACCCACGGAATCACCGGCACGAAAATTTGCAAAAGGCGGTATTGTTAAGGCTCCGACACTTGCGGTTGTCGGCGATAACGCAGGTGCTAACAGCGGTAACCCTGAGGTTATTTCTCCTCTTAACAAGTTACAGGGTATGCTCGACAATTCGGGCGGTCAGGATACAGTGATTCTCACACAAATTCTTGACCTGCTTAAACGCATTTATGAAATGTTCATTATCTTTCGCAATAACGGCGGCAACACTTATTCGTTTACTGCCGAGCTTGAGGGTTCAACGCTTTTTGAAGAAATGATAAGGCAGGATGAGCTTTACAGACGCAGACACAACGGTAAATCCGCATTCGCATAAAGGGGGAAATGATATGTCAAATTATAACGGCTATTTGCTTAAATTCGGCAACAACATAATGCCGAATAAGTACATTACCGCATTTTCATCAACTCCGAATCAGCGACTTGAAACTTCTGCGGAACGAGATCAGAACGGTACGCTTCAAAGGGCAACGCTGCCAAATTACAAAACAAAAATTTCGTTTTCAACTCACATTCTTCATCTTGACGAAAAGATTGATTTTCAGTCGATTATCAACCTCTCAATGGCGAATAAGTTACAGAGAAAGTGCAGGGTAACTTATTGGAACGATGAAACGAACAGCTATTACACCTCTTATTTTTATATTCCTGATATTGAATATACCGTAATGAATGCCGAAAAAAGTGATATAACCTATCAGCCGATTACTGTTGAACTGATTGAGTATTAAGGGGTGATTCTTAAAAATGCTTGTATCTAAAGAAATTGCTGATAAGCTGAAAACAAACACACTTTACAACACCGTTGCCCTGCATTTCCCCGACGGCAGTTTTGAGGATATAACAGGTGAAAGTATCGTGCTTGACAGCTTTTCGCTTGAAAATGAAATTGTTGAAAAAGAATTGAAATTCGGCGGTTGCATAGCCTCTGAAATGAGCGTGAAACTCATTGATTATGATTGCTCGGCTTTGATAGGAAAGACGGTACAGGTCATCATAACGGCAACATATCTTGAACCGGAGCTGTATCCGTCAGATGATTTGTACCCGTCAAATACTCTTATTTGTCCTGCCGAAACAGGAACGGTTGAATGTCCTGTTTTCTACGGTAAAATTCAGTCGGCTCAAAGAGATAAAAAACAGCGTAACATCGTCAAAATCACAGCCTATGACGCTTTTTATGATATGTCAAAGGTGGATATGTCTTTGTGGTTTGCAGGCAAAGAGAACGAGGACGGCAGTTTTGCTTATGGTTATGCGCACTATCAAAAAGACGATAATTTTAAGAGCTTTTATTCAATAATCGCAGAATTTGCCAAGGATTATGCAATTACAGGGGTTTCACCGCCGAGCTTATCTGTCTTTAGTGTACCGCTGAAATTTGATGATAACTGCGTGGAAAAGGTTATAAAGGACATTACCTTGTCAGATTTAATCCAAGCTTATGCAGAATTAACTTTGAGCTTTGCCGTTATAGATGCCGACGGAAAAATGCGTTTTAAAAGGCTGTATTCTCAATCTTCCGTTGAAACAATCGATTCGTACAAAGATTTATCCTTTGAAGATTACGAACTTGAGCCTATCCGTATGTACAGTGCTAAGTTTGCTGATAAAAAAGCGTATTTGTATGGCAACAGTAACGATTTTTCGTGGTATGTTTCCGATAACATTTTGATGAGGTGCAGAACAACAGCAAGTGATATCGGCACAAAATATAATTCTGTTAATTTTTTTGGTGATGTATATAAATACCGCCCGACAAAAATTAAGCTGTTTTCGTATTGGTGGCTTGAGGCAGGCGATAAGTACACAATTAAAACTCCGTTTGAAGATTTGCCGACAATCGAAACATTTGTGTTCAATAAGAAAATGGACGGTTTTATAACTGCCCTCACATCAAAGGGCGAAAAACGATTAGGAAAGGAAGTAAAAGAAAATGAACAAATACAATAAAATTGTCTTTGTGAACGGCTCTGCTCCGCCCCTCAATGCCGACAACCTCAACCATATGGACGAGGGGATTGAACGGGCAACAGACGGAGCAATTGCACTTGAAACCGAAATAGCCACGGCAAGAGACGGTCAAAATTCGCTTGGAGCAAGGCTTGATAAAACAGACAAGAGTATTGCCCGAAAGCTTGATTCAATGCCGTTTGACAGCGAGCCAAAAAACAATAGCCCGTGTTATCTCACAAGTGGTACGGTTTACAATGCTCTGCTTGTTAAAGCAGATAAAACCGCCTTGGCGACTAAATACGATTCGTCAAATATTGAAAGCGGAACATCAAAGCTTACACCTTATTCAACCGTTACCGATAAAATCAAAAGTGCAAGCTGTACATATAAGACGATTGGTGACATCGTAATCGTCAGTGCAACCGTCAAAATGAACGCAGTATCTCTTGCCGGCAATAGCATGTGTCCGCTGATTGATTTGCCGTACAAATGTATTTCCGAGGACAATGTTTTTTGTGTCGGTATTTCAAACCTTGGCAAGCTCTTTAAATTTGCCATTCCGAAAAATAACACTTGGCTACAGTTTTCGACTCAGGATAAGACCGCATATACATTCGCAGACGGCGAGCAAATTAATGTGATTTGCTTGTACAAAATTAAATAACGGAGGTAAAAATAATGGAACTTAAAGAAAAAATCACACTCGATATGCTCACAAAGGACAGCGTGTCGGTACTCAGACAGCAGTTTTTGACCTTTAACGGTGAAGAAATGCAGGTTGGCGGAAACATCCGCAACGCATACATGAACAGCAAATCGGGCAGAGAACAGCTCAAAACGGTGCTGTCTGATGAATACTATAACGCAGTAATGGCGGTGTGGGGTGATAATCCAACCGTTGATGAGCCGACGACAGAAAGCGAGGTGTAATAAGTGGTAACTGAAATTATTATTGCTTTAATCACGCTTGCAGGTTCTGCGGTGGGTTCTCTTGGGGGTATCGTGATTAACAGTCGAATGTCGAATTATCGCATTGAACAGCTCGAAAAAAAGGTTGACAAGCATAACAGCCTTATCGAGCGTACATATGCGATTGAACAGCACAACGCTGTTGTTGACGAAGAAATTAAGGTCGCAAATCACAGAATTGATGACTTAGAAAAAAATCAGTGAAAGGAAAAGATTGAACATGAAAAAGATTTTTACCAAAGAATGGGCGAAAGCAACGGCAGTCAGAGCTATTAAGACCGTTGCTCAGACTGCTGTTGCAACAATCGGTGTATCTGCCGTGATGACAGATGTAAATTGGCTCGCAGTAGGCTCTGCAAGCCTTTTGGCAGGCGTGCTTTCCGTGCTGACAAGCGTGGCAGGTCTGCCCGAAGTTTCGGAAAACTAACTAAAATAAAAGGATAGCCCAGTTGAAAATTAAATTTCTTCTGGACTATCTATGTTTTTTAGATTATTGTTACGAAATTACTGGTGTGCCGGTTATATATGGTGGAAGTCCATCTGGGTAAAGTTTAATGAGATTTTTGTAATTTCTTTTATAGTTTTCATTATTTTTGATTGATTTCTGCCATTTGCGTACTGCATTAAGAATATTATTGCAAAAACGCTTAACATCAATATTTAAGGCACCATCTATAACATTGTTATGCATAGTTATGCCTTGACAAGCTGGAGCTAAAAATATAATTCGTGAATATGTAGAATTTTCGTGTGTGGTTTGTGCTTGATGCACATATGAACAACGAAAATAGTAACAATCCTCGCCGGAAATAGATGGATAGCCCGGTTCTTTTGCGTAAGTGTCATACCAAGCAATATATTTATGTTTATTTGCTACTCCGTCATTTGACTGCAGTGCTCCACAAATATCGGGCAATGTTAGAGAAGCTTGCAACGCTAAATAGTATAGTTTAGCGTCTAATGCCCGTTCAATTTCTTTTAAAATCAACTCCATATGATTCACCTCCCTTCTATTAAGAATTATACCATATTATTTATAAAAAATGTAGTAAAAGTGGGGAGTGCATAAAATAAAAACGAAAGTGAGGAATAATTATGAGTAATTCAAAACTTGTTAATTACACAAAATTAAGCCCAAACCACAGCGGTAAACGCACACACAGTATTGACCGCATTACTCCGCATTGCGTAGTCGGACAGTGCTCTGTTGAAACTCTCGGAAATATTTTTCAGAACACAGCTTGTGAGGCAAGCTGTAACTACGGAATCGGCTATGACGGCAGAGTGTTGCTTTGTGTTGATGAAGGTAATCGTTCTTGGTGCAGTTCATCAAACGCAAATGACCAGCGTGCAGTCACAATCGAATGTGCAAGCGACACGGTAGCTCCGTACACCATGAACGGCAAGGTGTATAACAAACTCGTTGCACTCTGCGTTGATATCTGCAAGCGTAACGGCAAGACTAAACTGCTTTGGTTTGGTAACGAGGACAAGACTTTAAATTATTCGCCGAAGTCGGGCGAAATGGTCTTGACTGTACATAGGTGGTTTGCAAATAAATCTTGCCCGGGTGACTGGCTCTATAACAGGCTCGGCAATCTTGCAGACGAAGTAACTGCACAGCTCGGTGGTAAAACATCAAATAAGGAGAATGAGGAAATGATTAAATACGGTTCACACAACACAGCAGTACTCGCGTTTAAGAAGCAGTTGATTACATTGTACAACATGAAAATCATCAAGACTAAGGTCGATAACTCGAACGGTTTCGGTGACGGTACGCTAAAGGCTGTTAAAGAGGCACAGAGAGCAGGTAAGGTCACAGTTGACGGTATCGTTGGCGAGAAGACCATCAATGCTATCTATCATCTTATCAATGACGGCATCAGAGCCAAAGACAACAAAATTGCCAATGCTAAAAAAGCACTTGGCTGATTAAAACCTAAAGGACATTTTTAATGTCTTGACAAACACATAATTGCAAAAATATTCCCCTCACACTGTCATTGAAGATAGGTGAGGGGAATTTGTTATATTTGACTATCGAACAAATGTTTGATATAATATTATATGGGGAGTATTTTCTATTGGCGATGCATAAAATAATTAGTGAAATTGGATAAAACAAAAAATTAAAAGTGTATAAGGTGATGAAATTACAAAAATGTTAATCAAATTATTGAAAAATGATGTAAATAAATGCTATAATAAACGGTACTATTATTTAGATGTATGCAATTTTGAATATTTAGAGGTAGAAAAAATGGATGTAAAGGAATTAGCAATTGGTATTATTTCTTATTGCAATAATAACAATATTAGAATTTCTAATTTAAAGTTACAGAAAATTTTGTATTATATTCAAGGTTATGCTATTAAAAAAACTCATGAACCTGCATTTGATGCGGAAATCCATAATTGGCAGTATGGTCCGGTAGTTGAAGAGGTGTATTTTGAATACAATCAATTCCGTGGTGAAGATATTATTTTAAAAGATTATGATAGAAAAGATGGATTTTTTAAGAGAGAAAATACAATTAATGACATTGTGCTAAAAGTGTTAGGTAATTGTAAGAATAGGTCTGCCTTTGAATTGGTTGAAATGACACATAAAGAGGATCCGTGGAAAAATACCCATCAAAATGAAGTTATAAAATTAGATATTATAAATGAATATTTTTCAAATAATGATCCTTTAAAAATCGAAGAAGAGGCATGACCATGCAATTGGAAGATATATTTGAAAAATTAGTAGAAAAGCCCTTTGAAGAAAACTCAAGTGCTGAGTACAAAGAAGAAATATATCAAAATTTCTCAGAAGTCTATTCGGATGAAAATTATAGACATTCTTATTTTGAGATTTCAACATACCTTGAATCTTTGGGATGCGATGTAAGCGATATGCTCGAGGGTAGCATACAAAATGTTTTAGAGTATTCAGCTGGTATTGACTCGTCTTCAAATGTTACAAAAAAGATTTCTAAATTGTCAGATCACATTAGTTTGGAACTCCTAAGATTATCACGTATGAATAAGATAAAATATTTAAGTGATAAGATACACAAGGAAATGAATGAGACAAATAAAGTGGTAGTAAGTAAACGTAATGAAATGGACGAAATTGACAAGAAAGTCAATAATATTCATGCTGAAGTTATAACTATACTTGGCATTTTTGCTGGTTTAGTGGTGGGGTTTTCCATAGATTTTCAATTGTTGGCTCAAAGTTTTTCTAATCTTAAAGATGTTCCTTTCTTTAAAGAAATTGCTTTCTTATCGATAATTGGCATAATTTTATTTGATAGTATATTCCTTTTAATGTTCGCTGTATCAAGAATATCCCAGCGAAGTTTGGCGGTTAACTGTAAGTATAAAGATTGTCAGAATTGTGATGATTGCAAAATGACATTAAAAATATTGATACATAAGTATCCATATGTATTTTGGTATAACTTAATATTAGTTATTACTTTTATAATATGTGTGTTATTACAAACATTTGTAATGAAGTAATTTTTATTTCATTATTTAAGACATTCATAATCATATATAACCTCTTGCTTTGATGTGTGCCTAAGATTTTTGGCATATATCAAGGCAAGAGGTTTTTGCTATTTTAAAAAAGTAATTTAATTATAACAATTACTGACTGTATGTAAGATTTCAAAAACATAAAATCTCAGATAATGCTAAAATTTAAAAGTTATTTTCTGCAATGCATTTGCAATGCATTTTCTCTGTTTTTGCTTGTATTTTGATGTATTTAAAGGCATAAAGCATAAAAAATAACCGCACAAAAAGCCTGAAGATGGCTTTCTAATGCGGTTTTTCTTTGGCGTGCCAAAAGGGATTCGAACCCCCGACCTTTCGCTTAGGAGGCGAACGCTCTATCCAACTGAGCTATTGGCACATAACATAACTATTGTATATGATGGCTTGCGATTTGTCAAGAAATTGGGAAATTTTCTTATTTTACTGAATATTTAAAAAAATTAAAAATAAGTGTTGACAAATGGAGAAACTTGTGTTAGAATAAATCTTGCTGAAATGCTGAAAGGCAAGATGAGCATACGGAGAGGTGTCCGAGTGGTTTAAGGAGCTAGTCTTGAAAACTAGTGATCCCGCGAGGGACCAAGGGTTCGAATCCCTTCCTCTCCGCCATTTTATTTTATAGTGAATTTAAACTTCACACGGAGGATTACTCAAGTGGTGAAGAGGCTCCCCTGCTAAGGGAGTAGGTCGCTAACGCGGCGCGAGGGTTCAAATCCCTTGTCCTCCGCCATAAGTCCACCGTAATTTTGATAGAATTACGGTGGACTTTTCTATGCCCGAAAACCGCTTGAAATCAAGACTTTTGCCGTTTTTGAGCATAAACGAACCCCGCTGCAGAGCAATTCTGCGGCGGGGTTTTCTGCGTTTTATAGGGATTGCGGTTTTCTGCTCTGCTGTAATCGTTAAACAGCCGAATAATCGTTGAACTACTGGGGGTATTCGTTAAACGTCCAGATCATTAAGACAATCTTTAGTAAAAGTGCAAATTTCAAAAGGGTTGCCTCTATTTTAATTCTATCTGAGGTTCAAGTTTTCAGCCTGAACCGGTTGACTTCAGACTAAAAACAGTTTATAATTAGACTGAAATCGAGCTAAGAGGAGTGCCGTCATGATAGATTCATGCATTTACCTTGACACTTATATTCTGCAACAGGATATGCGAGTAAGAATGCCGAAGGCAATCTTGTCAAATATGGGTGTAGAAAAAGGGAAAACCAAGTTTGACATATATCTTGACTCAAGAGATAATTCATTGGTTTTTCGCATCCACAACGATAACAGTAAAGGGGCAACAGAGAATGATGAATAAACTGACTGCAGTTTCCCTGTTTACTGGAGCAGGTGGAATGGATATTGGATTTGAGAGAGCGGGGATTGAAGTAGTCTTTGCAAATGAACTCATGAGTGAAGCAGCCGCAACCTATCGTGCCAACCATACTGCTGGGGTCATGGTAAACGATGATGTAAATAATATTCTTGATTCGCTTGATCAATTTCAAGGGGTTGATTTTGTTTTCGGGGGGCCACCATGCCAAGGATTTTCTGTGGCAGGTAAAATGGATCCTGATGATAATCGTAGTAAACTGATTTTTACATTTCTCGATGTGGTTGAAAAGGTTCGTCCAAGGGCATTTGTAATGGAGAATGTCAAAGCTCTGGGTATGTTAGAAAAGTGGGAACCTGTACGCAAAAGATATCTAGAACGCGCATACGCTCTAGGTTATAACTGCGTGCCATTTGTTTTAAATGCAACAGAATACGGAGTTTCGCAAAAGCGTGAAAGAGTGTTTTTTATTGGGGTCAGGAACAATAGCGATCCGTTTTTTGAGCATTGTATGAATGACTTGCTTTTGCAGCAGAAAAACAAGGCACCAATTGTGCGAACATTATTACAGCCTCTAGGACGAGCCGGCACAGTTACAAATCCAGATACTTGTACAGCAAAGATTACATTTGCCACACATCCAATTATGAGAAAGTCTCCATATGCCGGAATGTATTTTAATGGACAAGGTAGACCGATAAATGTTGATGGGTATGCCAATACTCTCCCCGCCTCCATGGGCGGAAACAAAACTCCTTTTGTGGATGAAGACTATCTTTATGGGGATGCACCAAGCGATTGGGTTGTCGACTACCATAAAGGATTGATGGATGGCACTATCGTGCCAGAGTTCAAAGAAGCGCCAAAACGCCTAAGACGAATTACAATTAAGGAAGCAGCACGAATCCAATCATTTCCTGATAACTATGTTTTTTGTGGAAATAAAGGAATGGTATATACGCAAATTGGCAATGCTGTTCCGTGTAAAATGGCAGAGGCAGTAGCCAAAGCAGTTGTAAAATACATACGGAAAGAAACAGCCTTGGAATGATTGGAATGAGATATGCTGATAGAAATTCTAGATGACTTTGATTTAGAAAAAATAGCTTTAAGTGGTCAGTGCTTTCGCGTCAAAAGAATGCAAGATGATGGCTATCGGTTTATATTTGGTGATGAAGTTTTATACATAAGGGAGATTGGAAATCATAGGTTTTCTGTTTCCTGCAGCCTCGATGCATGGAGAAATACTTGGAGCTTTTACTTCGATCTTAATAGAAGCTATAATGACATTTTTGAAATGGAATGCGACAAGCATCAATTTATACACGAGGCAATGCTTTATGGTCGTGGACTTCGTATTTTGCGTCAAGATCCGTGGGAGATGCTCATAACTTTTATAATATCGCAGAGGAAAAATATCCCAGCAATTTCAAAATCTATAGAGATGCTTGCCTCAAAATTCGGACATTGTATTAAAACAGGATATGAAACCCTTTATTCGTTCCCTTCACCGCTGGAAATGTCTTGTGCGACGGATGAGAAATTAGCAGAATGTGGTTTAGGATATCGAACACCATACATTCTCGATGCGATTCAACAAGTGCTGACAGGGAGCCTTGATTTGGAGGCATTGCTTGATTGCAACGATGAGCAGCTTCTAGAAACATTGCAAAAAGTACACGGCGTAGGCAAAAAAGTTGCCAACTGTGTTGCTTTATTCGCCTATGGAAGAACCTCCTGCGTCCCTATAGACATCTGGATTTCAAGAGCCATTGAAAATGACTGTGGAGGAAAATCGCCATTCAATTTGTTTGGGAAAAATGCAGGCATTATCCAACAATACATTTTCTACTACGAAAAACGCCGCCAGTCCTCATGAAGGACTGACGGCGTTTTTGTTTTATTTATTTGCTTTCGTGTAGATCTTTCCACAGCTTTTTGACGCTTTCGGAAGTGTTAATATCATCAATATATGAATTCAAATTGAAATAAAAACCGATTCTGCCCTCATTTGTCATTCGCTGCAATGTGTTTGCTATCCACTCAAAAATATCCCAATAATAGTACATTATATCTTGATATGCGTAGCTGCCAAGGTAACCATGAAGCCCACTTAACTTAATGTCCGGCGGGCAATCCTCCCTACGGCAAATAACAATTATTTCGTGGATATCAGCATCATTAGCATCATTGTAGATGGAAACGCAGTCGTAGGAGTCCCGAATTCGCGCTAAGTCAAAATGTTTCACTGTGATTTCGTATACTTTACGGATTACTCCTTCGGGTATTTCTTCGTTAATGTCGCCAGGCTTTTTACTCGTTGTGCTTGTTACAGATGCTCGATCGTCCTCGCCCGTCACAACTACACCCGTATGCAGATATGTATGATAATTCTTGAGCAAATATGCCGCAATCTTCTGCGGCGTATTTCCGGCATCTGGAGTTTTTGTAATCAACTCGTAGCAAAGAGAATAAAGAAACTCGGGATCGGAAGTTGGCTCAATGGAAACAGCTAAGGCTTCTACACTATTGGAATAGGCAATGAGTCTGCGGAGAAGTGATATTCCGACGTCGTTGATACGAGTTTCAGCATCCGAACTGGTTGCCTCCATATAATTGACGAGGTTGACAACTTCCTCTGCTACATCAGACGGTCTGCGTTGAGCAGCCCAAGTCATATCCAATCCTACGGTAGCTTTTGCGACATTTAACGGGCCAGATTTCCGATGAGGGATTTCCTTTTCAATAAGAAATTCCTTAATGGGTCCTTCATAAATTGCCCTCGGATTGCAGTCGTATAGACCGGTAGATGCTTTGAAGTTGTGGTCGAGTCGCATCCCGATAATGACCACCAGAAGAATCTCTCTAAAGCCCCACGCCGTGGTAGAAAATAGTTTTTCCAAAGAACCCTTATATGCTGATTCATCAATTTTGACGCTATCATCTACGGCTTTATTATAAAGATAATCAAGAATTTCGCGTACCTGCTCATTTCTCTCGTTTGTTGCACTCATTTTATCTTGCTCCTTTCATTTGAACAGATGGAACTTTTCTTTTGTCATTCCCGCATCCAACGCTCTGTAGCAAAATCGTGATGCGACAGAAGAAAAAGGTTTCCATTTTTTGCACTTGGCTGTTACGATTCTCTCGTTGCAGTTCTGTGTCTTATACATCCATCGAAATACTTGTAGAAACGCTCCATCCTCAATGGGCAGAACATCTTGGCGATCAAGAACAAAAATCAGATACATTTTTGCCGTCCAATTACCAATTCCTCGGATTTTTGTCAAGATTGCAATGATTTCTTCGTCCGACAAACGCTTCAGCGCCTCTAAGTCAAGCGTCCCATTTGTAATAGCGTTTGTAATATTCCGGATGTATTCAACCTTTGCGTTGGACATTCCTGTGCCTCTGATTTGTTCATCTGTAAGTGCACAGATTCGATCTGGTGATATCTCTTCTCCACAGAGTTTTTCAAGCCGGTTATATATCTTTTGCCCAGCTTTAACAGAAAGCATCTGCTCAATAATCTCGTGAGTCAAAAAGGAGTAGGCATTTTCATCATGGCTGGTGTATTGGATTGGTCCCACCATCTTGATGACCCTTGCCAGCCTCTTATCCTTCTTACACAGATACTGAACCGACGGGGTATTCATATCGAGTGTAACCACGTTCGGCACGAAACCACCTCCTCGTTACTCCTTTACCGTCTCCATAATGTCCTCCAAGGTGCAGTTCATAGCCACGCAGATTTTCAGAAGTACATCTGTGGTGATATTTGCCCCTTTGCTTAGCTTGGCAATAGAAGCGGAACTTACACCGCTTTTTTCGGCAAGATCGTGTTTGTTCATGTTCTTGTCTATCAGCATTTTCCATAACTTATTGTAACTTATACGCATATTTTGCCTCCTGCTTTTGCGTGTGGACAATCGAGGATTAACGATCCTCTGGATTGTAAACTTCATTCAAAAAGCCATATCGGCCTTCTTGCCTGTTCCTGGAAAACCGAATAACATGAACACCGTCTTTCTCACTTTCACTAGGAACAAAAGGCATACGCTTTGACTGCTCAACAATGATGACCTGTCGCTCACGGGCATGAGCGATAAGATATTCCACAAAATTCTGCTTAATAGTTTCGCTTTGTGCCTTATGCTCCGCTTCGGATAACTGCGTCAACGATGAATCTACAGCGTAGAAGCCAGGAGCCGGACGGTCGAGATCGATAAGATATGCACTCATCGCAAGCGTGGTAATCGTATTCAATATCCCGCAGAAACCGCCACCCATTGAAACAGACTTTTTGAAGCCACCGATTTCAATATCGAAATTTTCCATGTTAAGTCTGGCGGTTGCCGCACCGCCAACTTTCGATGCAGTTAAAATATCTCGCAACTTTTCTTCAAAACCATGAATAATATCATACCCGTAATCTTCGAAAATGCTATGTTTTTGCGAATCGGAGATTTCTTCGGTTTCTTTACTGAATAAATCGCCTCTATATTGTATTTCATCCTGGCGAATAACTTCCAATTCGCTTGAGATTTGTATCAGTTTGAGTTGCTGTTCAAGTTCTTTCTCAAATGCTGCTAACCGCGGCTGCAGCTGATTGGAAATAAGCACATCTATCGCATCTCGTTTTTCTTCCAACGCATGAATTGTTGTCATAATAGTTTCTTGTTGATGCGCTACACTGCGTTGAGCATCGCCTAGTTCAGATAAATGTCGCTTGATTTTTTCGAGTTCAGCTGCAGATGCATCAATAAAAGACGTGTCTTGCACACGCTCTGTTTCTTCGCCGCAAATAGGGCACCTGATTTTTCTTGGTACGGAAGAGGTATGTGCCGCCCCCTCGACAATGAAGCCGATTCGTCGGATATCAGATTGATACTGCTGACGTAACACGGCAAAATTGTGCCCTACGGTTCTGGATTCAGAGAGTTTTCCATTCCACTCGTATATTTGTGACATGATTTGTTGGCTCTCTTGGGTAGCTGCATCCAATTTCGCTTGTATTTCAGCGATTTCTCTTCGTACACGGCTAACGCTTGTGCGGGGATCTGTAACGTTTGCGGAGGAAAGCATATCCTCGAGCTTTTCCCGTCTAGCGCATAGGCTGTTTATCCTCTCTTGAATATAGCTGACGAGAGCTTTTTTCTTTGCCTCACTTATTTTGGGATCCTCAGTAGCTTCAAGATTATTGGCATCCTGGCCGGTCAATAGATACAGCAAAACAGCCGCCGATGCTGTAGAACCTATGCTTCCAGGAGACAACAAAGAGGAACTTTCCCTAGCAACATCGCCCTGGCGGATAAAGAACAAGTGAAGCATACTTCTCCACGTTAGTTCCTGAGTTTTAGATCCTTTCTCTGCTGAACGCACGAGATGCTGCTCGTCAATGCCAAGCAGATGGAGATAGACGGCATTAATATTCTTTTTCGCATTGTGGCTTACACTGTAGGAGCCGTGATCGACATCCGGGGCTGTGCCGCTAACAGTAATTTTCGAATCCCCGATTTTGCGTTCCAGAATAACCGTTCCTTTACCTGTTATCAAATGGAGAGCGATACACTCATATCCGTAGTTATTATCTACGATTTTAGAAGGTCGATTTTTTCTTGGGGTAAAACCGAACACATAATCTATGCAATCCATAATAAGGCTCTTTCCTGTGTTGGAAGGTCCTAGAATGAAATTCAAGCCCGGTTTAAAGTCAATGACGGTTGTTTTGTGTCCTCCACCGGACACGACGAGTTTTTCAATATAAAATCTATTCATGCCCGATCTCCTTTAACGATTGTACTGTAACTCTATTAATTTCTTGAAGCATCAGTTCGACGTTTGCACGGTCATATCTGCTTATCACAGACTGAATCGCGATTCTGTATTCTTCGGCGTAATCGCTGGTCAGCTTTCTGCAGATATTCTTCCCAGCCTCTGTAATAGAAAATCTGTAACCTGTTGAAGTGGAGTGAAGCCGGATATTCCCATCCAGCAGAAGGCCTTTCAGCGCTGAAGATACTATGTACTTTCTGGCTGGGTATTCGCTGAATCTGTAATTGCTGTATCCGTGAAGATTTTCATCTAACAAACCAAAATCAGCTGCATAGACAGAAATAAAATCAACGGCTCCAATTTGTTGCTCATCAAAGGAGGAGCCTTGCAATTCGTTTAACATCAGAAGGATACGAAGAGAGATTTCAAATGTAGAGCCAAGGGTTGAAATATTCATTGCTTCTTTCTCCTCCTTACCCATGTCAGTTTGTCATCATTTACGAGGTGATGACATACACCCTTTTTAATTTTTCCGCTTATCCAGTATGGAGATGTGCTTAGTAAGTAATTTGTTACCGGAGTCACGACTGCTTGCTCCATTACAGCCAGCATATGTTCAAAGCCGTTCGGATGGGTTCGTTTCGCAGTATCCTTTACTCCGACGAATGTTTCGTCCTTCAACACATCAAATTGATTAGCCAGGCCGCCACTACCCAATTCCATCACACCGCGTCGTATAGTTTCAGCAGCATAAAAGTCAACACGGCGATCATCAAGGTCCTCGGCATAATCCGGAAAACTAGATAGGTCCTTCCCTGAAAAAGAGTCCATGTCTTCGGCATCTCCATATGCCAAATATAGTTCGCTAATATACTTTTGCTCATCTTCAGTCGCTACTGCAGGAACTGGCACATTAGCCGGTCTGGGTAGCGACTTTATTTTTTGCTGTATTTCATCAATCAGCTCTAAATCTATTTCTGATTCTTTTGCGATCTGTGGCATGGAAGAACCATTGATGATATCCAGCAGGATGTTCTCTAACAGCTTGGCACAGGCAGTTGAAGGGTCATCATCTGCAATATCATGCTTGGCCAGCCAATCCACAACATTGTCATAGGAGTCAGAGTCATCCATCCGATCCCATATCCATTTTGAAAACTTATCCAGATCACGGTAGTCATAAAGGTACTGCGCATCTTTTTGCTGTATAGGGCGACTCCCCTTTATGTAGCGATATTTTGTATCAGGCTGTCGCTTTAACATTTGGCAGGAGTCCATTGCGGCATCTTTTACAAAATTCCCGACAAGCTCTGTGAAGTAGTCGTGCTCCGATTTTCCAAACGAAATAAACGGGGAAAGGCCTAAAGCATACTCGGAAAATGTCATGCCTCATTTACCTCCTAGTCCTAAAATTTCTTCTCTGTCCGAGCGTGTCCGTGACTGTCCGTCCAGTCCGCTTTTCAAGTAAGCTAGTTTGCTACAATAAAGCCAGTAAACCGGACTGAAGGAAATCCTCGATGCAAAGACTGTACTTTTTTATTATATCACACTCAAGTCGAGATTTCTACACTTTTACTCATTTGATTTCTGCGAACGCATAAAAAAATTTGTGAAAGTGAAAAACCGGTTTATCTAAGTGAAAACAGCATAGTCCGAATAGCGCTATAAGGACGGAAAGGAGAATCAATGACAGACTACGAACGAAAAAACTGGATCATCAACATTGAAAACAGTGCCACTGCTGTTGAAGCACAGCTTGGTTCATCAGTCGTAAATTCCGTGTTTGAGCGCTACGGAGCACATAGCGTTGAAGATTTGAATCAGAGCAACCTGCCTGCAGTCTTTAGCGAACTGTACGCAATTGAAGCCGACCTCGGCTAAGCAAATCGTCCTAAGCAAGACAAAAAACTGCTTATCGCCGGATACCGCATCATCCGATCACTGATGGCTCAACGGCATCCGGCGGAACAAGTAAATAATGTAGCTGCCTTTTGAGCGGGTTTGCTGCAGACCGAAACGGAGGTTTCCGTTTGGACTGCGGTTGGTTTTTCACACCCATTTTGCGGCAGCGCCCAAAGTCCTCCGTTTCGAGAAATCAAAACGGAGGACTTTTTTATGAAAATCAAATACGCATTCTTGGACGGAACAGTGACGGAGGTCGAGGTTTCTGACGAAATCGGTGCCGTCATCATCGACAGCCGTAAGGCGGAGCACGCGCAGGACGAGCGTCATCGCTACCATTGCTACTCCTACGATGCCATCGACTACGAGGGCGAGGAGTACGGTGCTTGCGACGAATATGCCGTAGAGGATGATTCGGCAGAACAGACCGCTCGTATCCGAGAAGCCTTCTCGCATTTGACTGCCACCCAGCAGCGCCGGCTTCGACTGTACGCAAACGGCAAGACCCTGCGGGAAATCGCTGCCATCGAAGAGGCCAGCTTTCAGTCTGTTTCCGAGTCCATCGAGGCAGGCAGAAAAAAGTTTTTGAAAATTTTCCGCCAGACACCCTGACAAATCCCCGATTTTTCTGGGTACACCGGAAGGCAACAAAATACAAGCCATCCGGAAAGGACGGTAACCCCGTATGAGACACAACTTGAATATCCGTGTTTCAGACAAGCCCAGAAACGGCGGCGTAGTTGCTTGCAGAACGGTCAGCATCCGCGAGAAACTCTTCACCTTGCTTCTGGGTCCCAAGCAGAAGGTCATGGTCGTGGTTCCCGGCAACTCGGTCGAGTCCATTGCCATCACCGAAGTTCCGATGGGAGGTGGTGTACATGAGTAAGGTCAAGCTCCTGCTCGATGTGGTCGAGGATCTTCGCTCCCTGGCGGACAGCGTTCAGGCTGTGGCAGATGCCATGCTGCAGAATGAGCCGACTGTCGATGCAGAGGCGAAGACGCCTGCACCCGCTCCCAAGAAGGAACTGACGCTGGAAGAAGTCCGAGCAGTCCTCGGTGAAAAGAGCCGAGCCGGATTCACGGCCGAGATCCAGGCACTTCTCAAAAAGTACGGTGCTCCGAAGCTCTCCGGCATCGACCCCAAGCACTACGAGGCACTGCTCAAGGATGTGGAGGTGCTGAAAGATGCCCCCTAATCGTCACGCAGTCCTCTCGGCCTCTTCCTCCCACCGCTGGCTCCACTGCAATCCATCCGCAAGGTTGGAATTGGAGTTCGAGGACAGAGAAACGGAAGCCGCAGCCGAAGGCACCGCCGCTCATGCGCTGGCGGAACACAAGCTCCGCAAGGCTCTGAAGATGCGCTCCACCCGCCCGGTCAGCAAGTACGACTCCGACGAAATGGAGATGTACACGGACGGCTACCTGGAATTCGTTCTGGAAGCCATCGAGGAAGCCCGGCAGGACTGCCCGGACCCCAAGGTGCTCATTGAGCAGCGGCTGGACTTCTCCTGCTATGTGCCGGATGGCTTCGGCACCGGCGACTGCCTTATCGTGGCGGACAAGCTCCTCCACATTATCGATCTGAAGTACGGCCAGGGCGTGTTGGTGAATGCCGAGGAAAATCCGCAGATGATGCTGTATGCGCTCGGCGCACTCCGTATCTTCGATTGTCTCTACGACATCGAGACGGTTTCCATGACCATCTACCAGCCCCGCCGGGAGAATGTCAGCACATGGGTCATTTCCGTTGCCGGGCTTCGGGATTGGGCGGAAAAGACGCTGAAACCCAAAGCAGAGCTTGCCTTCAAAGGCGAAGGTGAATACTGCCCCGGAAGCTGGTGCCAATTCTGCAAGGCGGCGGTCAAGTGCCGTGCCAGAGCCGATGCCAAGCTCCAACTTGCCAAATACGAGTTTGCCCAGCCGCCTCTGCTTTCCGATGCTGAGATCGGCGACATTCTCGGCAAGCTGGAGGACCTCACTAAATGGGCAAATGAACTCATGGCCTACGCCCAGGAAGCAGCGGTCAACCACGGAAAACAGTGGCCCGGCTACAAGCTGGTGGAGAGCCGCACCAATCGCAAGTACACCGACGAGGATGCCGTTGTCGCTGCTGCCCGTGCGGCCGGGTATACCGACATCTTCAAGAAGTCCCTCATTCCCATCACCGAGATGGAGAAGCTCATGGGCAAAAAGACCTTTGCCGAGGTGCTCGGCGGTCTGGTCGTCAAGCCCAAAGGAAAGCCGACGCTCGTTCCCGCATCCGACCGGCGCCCGGCTATTACGACCACGGGTGCAAAACAAGACTTTACAGACTATAAAGGAGAACTGTAATTATGGCTAACAAGATGAATTCGACAAAAGTTGTGACCGGCGTTGTCCGCCTGTCCTACGCAAACGTGTGGGAGCCTGCCTCTATTAACGGCAGCAACCCCAAGTATTCCGTATCCCTCATTATTCCGAAATCCGACAAGCAGACCCTCGACGCCATCAACGCCGCCGTGGACGCTGCCATCAAGGAGGGCGTCGCCAAGTTCGGCGGGAAGATCCCCAACAAGGCGGCTCTGAAGCTCCCGCTCCGTGACGGCGATACCGAGCGTGACGATGAAGCCTACAAGAACAGCTTCTTCGTAAACGCCAACAGCACCACCGCGCCCCAGATCGTGGACCGCAGCGTCCAGCCGATCCTTGACCGCTCCGAGGTTTATTCCGGCTGCTACGCCAGAGTGTCCGTCAACTTCTACGCCTTCAATTCCAACGGTAACCGCGGCATCGCCTGTGGTCTTGGCAACATCCAAAAGGTTCGTGACGGTGAGCCTCTCGGCGGCAAGTCCTCTGCAGCTGACGATTTCGCCACCGACCTGGACGACGACTTCCTGTCCTGAGAAAGGAGTGCAACACAATGGAACTGATTCAGAACATCCTGGTAACCGCCCTCCTTGGCATCTGGGCCTGCCTCAGCATCGGCTTCTTCGTTTGGTTGGTGCAGGGCATCAGCAATGACCACAAGCGTGAAAAGCGTGAGAAGGAACAGGCTTCCCGTGACCTGGAATACCACGAGAAGCGCATGAAGGAATTCAAGTAACCCCAGACGGCTCTGTGGGTGGCAGAAATTGACCTCTGCCACCCATATTCCGTAGGAAGGAATGCGTATGAAAACACTTAGCATCGATATCGAGACCTTCTCCTCCGAGAACCTCACCAAGTGTGGCGTGTACCGCTATGCCGAAGCCCCAGACTTTGAGGTGCTGCTCTTCGGCTACTCCGCAGACGGTGCACCGGTGCAGGTCGTGGATCTGACTGCCGGAGAAACGCTTCCTGCCGATGTCCGCTCTGCGCTGACCGACCCTGCCGTGACCAAATGGGCATTCAATGCACAATTCGAGCGTGTGTGTCTGTCCCGCTATCTTGGATACCCAACCGGACAATATCTCGCCCCGTCCTCCTGGCACTGCACGATGGTCTGGGCGGCGACCCTGGGACTGCCGCTTTCGCTGGAAGGCGTCGGTGCCGTGCTGGGCCTCGAAAAGCAGAAACTCAAAGAAGGCAAAGACCTCATTCGGTATTTTTGCACCCCGGCAAAAGCAAGAGACGGTTCGCCCATTCGACATTATCCGACAGATGCGCCGGAGAAATGGTCACTTTTCAAAGCCTACAACCTTCGGGATGTGGAAACGGAAATGTCCATTCAGCAGAAGCTCTCCAAGTTCCCGGTCACGGAGTCGGAGTGGCGTAACTACACCCTCGACCAGCAGATCAATGACCGGGGCATCATGCTCGACCGCACCCTCGTCACCCAGGCGATTCGTTGTGATGAACGCTTCAAGCGGACGCACATGGAGCAGGCTCGCTCCGTCACCGGCTTGGATAACCCCAACAGTCCGGTGCAACTCAAGGCATGGCTTGCCGAAAAAGGTGTGGAGGCAGATTCGCTCTCCAAAGCCGCCGTGGCAGATATGCTCGAAAAGGCGGACGGCGAGGTGGAGCTTGCCCTCTCCCTTCGACAGGAACTTGCAAAGAGCAGCGTCAAGAAATACACCGCCATGCAGACGGTAGTCGGCTCGGATGACCGTGCCAGAGGACTGATCCAGTTTTACGGGGCCAACCGCACCGGCCGCTATGCCGGTCGGCTCATCCAGGTGCAGAACCTGCCGCAGAACCATCTGCCGGATCTGGACACCGCACGGGCACTGGTCCGCAGCGGCAATACGGACGCCGTGGAAATGCTCTATGACTCCGTACCGCTGGTACTGTCCGAGCTTATCCGCACCGCTTTTGTGCCGAAACCCGGCTGCCGTTTTTATGTGGCAGACTTCTCCGCCATCGAGGCGAGGGTCATCGCATGGATCGCTGGGGAGCATTGGCGGCAGGATGTTTTTGCAAACGGTGGCGACATTTACTGCGCTTCCGCTTCGCAGATGTTCCATGTCCCCGTGGAAAAGCACGGTGTGAACGGGCATCTGCGGCAGAAAGGCAAAATTGCCGAGCTGGCTCTTGGCTACGGTGGCTCCGTAGGTGCGCTGAAAGCAATGGGCGCACTGAGCTACGGCTTACAGGAAGAAGAACTGAAACCGCTGGTGGATGCCTGGCGTCTGTCCAATCCTCACATCACAAAGTTCTGGTGGGATGTGGACAAAGCAGCTTCCACCTGCGTCCGAGAGCGAACTGCCACAGAAACACACGGCATTCGCTTCTATTATCAGAGCGGCATGATGTTCGTGGTGCTGCCTTCCGGCAGACGGCTCGTGTATGTGAAGCCGAAAATGGGTCTGAACCGCTTCGGTAACGAGTCCGTGACCTATGAAGGTGTCGGCGAACAGAAAAAGTGGCTGCGGCTGGAAAGCTACGGACCCAAGTTCGTGGAGAACATCGTCCAGGCAACGGCAAGGGATATTCTTGCGGAAGCTATGCTCCGGCTGAATGCTGCTGGGTACCGCATCGTCATGCACGTCCACGATGAAGCGGTCATCGAAGCACCGCCGGATACTTCTTTGGAGAATATCTGCTCCGTCATGGGGCAAACGCCCACTTGGGCATCGGGGCTGCTGCTCCGAGCAGACGGCTATGTCTGCGATTTTTATAAGAAAGACTGAGGTGACCCAAATGGGAGTCAATAAATTTAATTGCGAGGGGTATTACGACCCCACTGCCTACGAGGCGCTGACGAAGATCGAGCAGGAAGCAAAGGCACTTCGAGCCTTCCGTCCTGTGGTGTATATCTGCTCTCCGCTGGCCGGGGATATGGTGAAGAACCAGGAGAACGCCCGTACTTACTGCCGCTTCGCCGTGGAAGCCGGGTGTGTACCCATTGCGCCGCACATCTATTTCACCCAATTCATGAATGACAACGACCGCAGGGAGCGTGACCTGGCACTGTTTATGGACATCGTTCTGCTCTCCAAGTGTGCCGAGCTGTGGGTATTCGGAGAGAAAATCACCAGCGGCATGAGCATTGAGATCGAGAAGGCCAAGCGGAAAGGACAGCTTATCCGCTACTTTACCGAAAACTGTGAGGAGGTACACAGATGAAGATCGCAGTCGGCAACAGCCGCATGGATAAAAAGTGGAAGAACCAGGACATCTCCTGGGCGGATCTCTGCGCCCGCTGCGGCAGCACCATCCGCACCACCGAAACGGTCGAAGAATACCGCAAGCTGAAAAAGGGTCAGCAGGACGGCATCAAGGATGTGGGCGGCTTCGTCGGAGGGCATCTCCGGGAAGGTCGCCGCAAAAACGGCATGGTGCTGTGCCGCTCTCTGCTTACCTTGGATATGGACTACGGCACTCCGGACATCTGGGACGAAATTACGCTGTTCCACGACTTCAAGTGCTGCGTCTATTCCACCCATAAACACACGCCGGAGCATCCTCGCCTTCGTTTGCTCATTCCGCTGAAACGGGAGATCAGCGAGGAGGAATATCCGGCAGTCGCCCGCATGGTGGCAAAGGAGATCGGCATTGACCTCTTTGACGATACCACCTACGAGGCATCTCGGCTCATGTATTGGCCTTCCACCTCTGCCAACGGCGAGTTTTTCTACAAGGTGCAGGACGGCGCAGAGCTTGACCCGGATGAGTACCTTTCCCACTACGATGATTGGCACGACGCCTCCACTTGGCCGGTTTCCAGCCGCCAGTCCGAGGTGGTGCAGCACAGCATCGCCCAGCAAGCTGACCCGCTGACAAAGCCGGGTGTGGTGGGTGCTTTCTGCCGCGCCTATACCGTGGAGGAAGCCATCGACACCTTTCTCTCGGAAGTGTATGCGCCGTCTGCGATGAACGGCCGTTACGACTATATCCCCGCCGATTCGTCTGCCGGTGTCATCGTCTACGACGGCAAGTTCGCATACAGCCACCATGCCACCGACCCGGTCTGCGGTCGGCTGCTGAATGCTTTTGACCTGGTGCGACTGCACCGCTTCCGTGACCTGGACGATAAGTGCGCCCCGGATACCGCACCCGGCAAACTGCCGTCCTTCCAAGCAATGTCGGATTTTGCCCTCAAGGACGAGAAAGTCAAAGCGGTCTTTGCCGAGGAGCGCAAAGACCAGGCAAGCGAAGAGTTCTCCGACGAAGACTGGCAGAAAGCCTTGGAGCTGGACAAGGCCGGCAAGGTAAAAAACACGCTGCAGAACCTCACCGTAATCCTCATGAACGACCCGCTTCTGAAACCGCTGGTGTTCAATCAGCTTCTGGACGGCATGGAGATCAAGGGCGATGTGCCCTGGCGGCACCCCTCGAAATTCTGGCGGGATGCGGATGATGCCCAGCTCATCAGCTATGTGGATTCCCACTACGGCACCTTTTCTGCAAGAAACTATGACATCGCCGTGGCGAAGGTCACGGACGACCGCTCCTACCATCCCATTCGGGAGTTCATTGAAAATCTGCCGGAGTGGGACAAGGTTCCCCGTGTGGACACGCTGCTCATCGACTACCTCGGTGCCGACAACAACGAATATGTCCGTGCCGTCACCCGGAAGACCCTCTGCGCCGCCATCAAGCGTGTGCTGTATCCCGGCTGCAAATTTGATTCCATGCTGGTGCTGAACGGTCCTCAGGGTGTCGGTAAAAGCACCCTTATCGCCAAGCTGGCCGGAGAGTGGTTTTCGGACAGTCTGAACCTGGGCGACACCAAGGATAAGACCGCTGCAGAGAAATTGCAGGGGTACTGGATCTTGGAGATCGGCGAACTGGCGGGCCTGAAAAAAGCCGAGGTGGAAACGCTGCGTTCCTTCCTCTCCCGTCAGAACGACATTTACCGTGCGGCATTCGGCAAACGGGCGACGCCGCATCTGCGCCAGTGCGTGTTCTTCGGCACCACCAACGCCGAGTCCGGCTATCTCCGGGACACCACCGGAAACCGCCGCTTCTGGCCGGTCAAGACGCCTGGTACGGGCATCAAGCACTCCTGGGATCTGACCCCGGAGCTCATCTGCCAGATCTGGGCGGAAACGCTGGTGTATGTGAAGCAGGGCGAGAAGCTCTATCTGAGTGCCGAGTTGGAAGCACTGTCCAAGGCTGAACAGCGGGAGGCGATGGAGTCCGACGAGCGTGAAGGGCTTGTCCGGCTGTATCTCGACACGCTGCTCCCGGAGGATTGGGACGGCATGGACATCTTCGAGCGCCGCAACTTCCTCACAGGCAGCGACTTCGGCGATACCCAAAAGCATGGTACGGTCAAGCGCACCCAGGTGTCCAACATGGAGATCTGGTGCGAGTGCTTCGGCAAGGAACGTGCCAATATCCGCAGAACGGACAGCAACGAGCTGACCGCCATCCTTGCCCGCCTGGGTTGGAAGCGGCTGGACAGCAAGGTGCGCATCCCGCTTTACGGTCCGCAGTATGTCTTTGTTCCCAAGGAGTGTTCCTAATGAAAATGACTGTACCCGACATCCTTCGGAACAGGTTCCAGGGAGAAGCAGATCCGCTCGGCACATTTATGGGAACACCTCATGGGAACGGCGGCAGCCCCATAAGTACCAAAGAAAACAGGCGGTCTTGTTCCTGTGTTCCTAACCTTTCTTATATATCGAAAGAAGAAGGAATAAAGAGCAACAAGCACGCAATACCCGCATTTGCGCACGTAAAGGACTTTTCGGGTTTTGAGAACACAGGAGGTCATTATGCGTGAGAAAACGATAGAAGCAAAGCTGGTGCAGGCTGTACGCACAAAAGGCGGTCTTGCACCGAAGTTTACAAGCCCCGGCCTTGATGGAGTACCGGACCGTCTGGTACTCCTGCCCGGCGGCAGAATCGCCTTCATTGAGTTGAAAGCACCGGGCAAAACACTCCGCCCTCTGCAAGTAAGGCGAAAAAGGCAGTTAGAAGCACTCGGCTTTTCGGTGTACTGCATCGATAGCCCAGAACAGATTGGAGGGATACTCAGTGAAATACAAGGCGCATGACTACCAGGCGCATGCCACGAACTTCATCCTGGAGCATCCAATCTCCGCTGTATTCCTCGACATGGGTCTTGGTAAGAGCATCATCACGCTTTCCGCCATCTTCGACCTTTGCCTCGACAGTTTTCTGGTTCGCAAGGTGCTGGTCATCGCTCCGCTGCGTGTCGCCAGAGATACATGGCCTACGGAGATCCACAAGTGGGATCATCTGCATGGGCTGACCTACTCGGTGGCTGTCGGTACAGAAGCAGAGCGCAAGGCGGCACTCCGGCAGCGGGTCAGCGTGTACATCATCAACCGGGAAAATGTCCAGTGGCTCATTGAGGAGAGCGGCATCCCTTTCGACTACGACATGGTGGTCATCGATGAGCTGTCCTCCTTCAAGAGCTATCAGGCAAAGCGGTTCAGAACTCTTCTGAAAGTCCGTCCCGGCATCAAGCGCATCGTGGGCCTGACCGGCACGCCAAGCAGCAACGGTCTTATGGACCTGTGGGCGGAGTTTCGCATCCTCGATATGGGCAAGCGGCTCGGTCGGTTCATCACCCATTACCGCAACACCTTCTTCCGGCCGGACAAGCGCAACGGACAGGTGGTGTTCAGCTACAAGCCGCTGCCCGGTGCGGAGGAACAAATCTACGATGCCATCTCCGACATCACCATCTCCATGAAAGCCGTTGACCATTTGGATATGCCGGAGTGCGTTCATAATGACGCCATTGTGACGCTATCCGAAACAGAGCGCAAAGCCTACGATGCCATGAAACAAGACCTGGTTATCTCGCTGAAAGGCGAAGAAATCGACGCCGGGAACGCCGCAGCACTTGCGAATAAGCTCTCCCAGATGGCAAACGGAGCAGTCTACGGAGAGGACAAGCGTGTGTTTCAGATACACGACCGCAAGCTGGATATGCTGGAGGATCTCATCGAAGCCGCAAATGGGAAACCCGTCCTTGTGGCGTACTGGTTCAAGCACGACCTGGAGCGCATCTCCGAGCGGCTCCACAAACGACACATCCCGTTCAGTCTGCTGGACGATTCCGACAGCATCCGCAGATGGAACAGCGGTGAGCTTCCTGTAGCACTCATCCATCCGGCGTCAGCCGGTCACGGACTGAACCTGCAGGCAGGCGGCTCGACCCTCATCTGGTTTGGGCTGACCTGGTCGCTGGAGCTTTACCAGCAGACCAACGCCCGACTGTGGCGACAGGGACAGACCGCCGATACCGTGGTCATTCACCACATTATTGCCAAAGACACCATCGACGAGCGCATCATGACTGCGCTCCGTAAAAAAGAAAAGACCCAGACCGCACTCATTGATGCGGTCAAGGCCAATTTGGAGGGATGAGAATGGAAACCTGTTATACGAACCTCGCAAACGCTATTATTCTGGCGGCAGCGAAAGACCATCGCCGTGCGCTGCGCCGTTTGAAGAAATACCCCTGGGACAAAGATGCCGAATCCGTCAAAAAGGATTGTGAGCGGTTTTTCCGCTCCAGCTGGTTTCAGACGCTTACTTCTCTGGACGGTGAGGTGCTGATCGAAAAACTCCACCGGGAGGTGTACGGCGTATGACGGCAAAGGAATATCTCAGTCAGGCATACCGCCTCGACCAGCGTATCGATTCCAACATTGCGGAGATCACCCGCCTGCGGGAAATGGCCTGCGGTATCTCCTCGCCGTCCTGGGAGGAAAAAGTGCAGACCACTCGCAACACGGATGCGCCCTTCGTGCGGTGCCTGGAAAAGATCATGGACCTTGAAAAAGTGGTCAACAGTGAGATTGACACCCTCGTTGACTTGAAACGGCAGATCCGCACGACTGTGGACACCGTTGCCAATGTCAACGAGCGCATGGTTCTCCGCTACCGCTACATCCACAACATGACCTGGGAGCAGATTGGCGGAGAACTGAACGCAGACGAAAGCACCATCCGCAGATGGCACAAGGCGGCGCTTTCGGCGGTAGTTGTACCCGATGACCCGATTCGGATCTGAAAGACGCCGGAAATACCCGCCTTTGTCGGTAGATGCCCACCTCGCCATTATGCTATGATATAATCAGCGAAAAAGAATCGAGGACAGCCTCATGAGAGTCAAATCCCGTGGGGCTTTTCTTATGCCCGAAGGAGGTGAGCAAATGCCCAAGCGACCACTCCGACCCTGCTCTCATCCCGGCTGCCCCAACCTCTGTGAAGGACAGTTTTGTGAACAGCACCGTGTGGAGGAACGCCGCAAGTACGATAAATACGAGCGCAGCTCCGATGTTAACCGCAAGTACGGCAGAGCGTGGAAACGCATCCGTGACCGCTATGCGGCAGAACACCCTCTCTGTGAGATGTGTCTCAAGGAAGGTCGGTTAACTCCGGTGCAGGAAGTTCACCACATCCTGCCCGTTTCCAAAGGCGGTACGCACGCAAGGGACAACCTCATGAGCCTTTGTCAGTCCTGCCATACGAAAATACACCACGACCTCGGCGACCGGTAGGGGGATGAAAATCTCCGGGACCTTTTCGGTCGGGCAACGGCCCGGGGTCACGTGTGCGAAAAAGGCGAAATCAAAAGGGTAATTAAGGGAGGTGAACTCGGATGCCCACAAAATCGAATAACACAGGCGGGCGCGGCGGCGCAAGACCCGGTGCGGGAAGGAAGAAATCCGCAGTCAAGGACAAAGCCGAAAACGGTAATCCCGGCGGCAGAAAACTTGAAGTGCTGGATATTCCCGAAGTCGAGGGTGTTGCTATGCCGAAGCCCCATGATTTTCTGTCCGCCGAGCAGCGGGACGGCAGCGTCCTGCAGGCACATGAAATCTACACGGAAACCTGGCAATGGCTCAAAGGCATCGGCTGCGCCGCAAAGGTGTCGCCGCAACTATTAGAACGCTACGCCGTGTGTTCTGCCCGTTGGGTGCAGTGTGAGGAGATGACCAACCGCATGGGGTTCCTCTCCAAGCACCCCACCACAGGAAAGCCGATCCCGTCTCCGTTCATCAACATCGGTATCAACTACATGAACCAGGCGGTGCGGCTCTGGAATGAGATTTTCCAAATTGTAAAAGAAAACTGCAGCACGGAATACGGCGAGTCAACGCCGCAGGATGACCTGATGGAGCGCCTGCTCCGTGCGAGAAAGGGGTAACGCCATGTTTGAAAAAGTGAATCCGTGCCACCCTGACAAGGTGGCAGACCGAATCGCCGGTGCGCTGGTAGATCTGGCATACCAGAAATCAGAGAATCCCCGCATTGCTGTGGAGGCCCTTATCGGTCACGGTGTGTGCCACATCATTGCGGAAACTTCTGCTCCGTTGGACAAAGCCGATGTGACCGCCGCCGTTCACCGCATTGCCGGAAATCTTACGGTAGATTATGTGGAAGTGCCGCAGGACGGACACCTTGCCGATAACCAGGCAAACGGAATCCGCTGCGGCGATAACGGCATCTTCAAAGGAATGCCTGTGACCGCAGAACAGAAAAAGCTGTCTGAAATTGCGAAGAGCATCTTCAAGCTGTATCCGTATGACGGCAAATACATTCTGGATAGTGACCGGCTAATTCTCTGTCAGAGCAATGCCAATACACAGCGTTTGCGTGAGATTTATCCCAATGCCGAAATCAATCCCCTTGGCGATTGGACGGGCGGCACGGATGTGGATACCGGCGCAACCAACCGCAAGCTGGGCAGCGATATGGCAGACTCCGTCACTGGCGGCGGTCTGCACGGCAAGGATCTGTCCAAGGCGGATGTGTCCGTGAATATCTACGCTTTCCTCAAAGCACAGGAAACCGGCAAGGCCGTGACGCTCTGCTGCGCCATTGGGGATGATACCGTGGATGGCAGACCCTACGCTGAAATCGTAGAGATCGCCCAGCGCTACATCCGCTCGGTCGGCGGCTTCGAGAAGTTTGCGGAATGGGGGCTGGTCTAATGAAAACAACGACCGAAATGCAGCTCGTCCCCGTCACGAAGCTGGTACCGTATGTCAACAATGCCCGTACCCATTCGCCGGAGCAGATCAATAAGCTCCGCTCCTCGCTGCGTGAGTTCGGCTTCATCAATCCCGTTATCATTGACCGTGACTATGGCGTTATTGCCGGTCACGGTCGTATTCTTGCCGCCAAGGAGGAAGGCATCACCGAGGTGCCGTGCGTCTTTGCCGACCACCTCACAGAAGCCCAGAAGAAAGCCTACATCATCGCAGACAACCGCATGGCGATGGACGCAGGCTGGGACGAAGAACTTCTGCGTGTGGAGATCGAGTCTTTGCAGGCGGTGGACTTTGACCCGCTCCTCACCGGCTTTGACGAAAAGGAGCTGTCGAAGCTCTTTGACGATGGCATCGAAGCCAAAGAGGACGATTTCGATGTGGATGCCGAGCTGCAAAAGCCTACCTTCACGAAGCCCGGCGACATCTGGACGCTGGGACGGCACCGACTCATCTGCGGCGACAGTACCAAGGGGGAAACCTACACCGCTCTCATGGACGGCCGCAAAGCAAACCTCGTCATCACCGACCCGCCCTACAATGTGAACTACGAGGGCAGCGCCGGGAAAATCAAGAACGACAACATGGCATCGGAGAAGTTTTTCGACTTCCTCTTCGATGCCTTTTCCAATATGGAGAAGGTCATGGCGGACGATGCGTCCATTTATGTGTTCCACGCTGATACCGAGGGGCTGAATTTCCGAAAGGCGTTTGATGCCGCAGGGTTCTACCTCTCCGGCTGCTGTATCTGGAAGAAGCAGTCCCTGGTGCTGGGACGCTCCCCGTACCAGTGGCAGCATGAGCCGTGCCTTTACGGCTGGAAGAAGAAAGGCAAGCATCAGTGGTACACCGGTCGCAAAGAATCTACCATCTGGGAGTTCGACAAGCCCAAGAAAAACGGCGACCATCCCACCATGAAGCCGATTCCGCTTTTGGCCTATCCCATTCAGAACAGTTCTATGGCAAACAGCGTGGTTCTTGACCCCTTCGGCGGCTCCGGTTCCACGCTCATTGCCTGTGAGCAAACCGACCGCATCTGCTATACCATCGAACTGGATGAGAAGTTCTGCGACGTCATCGTAAAACGGTACATCGAGCAGGTCGGCTCGGATGAAAAGGTCAGCGTTCTGCGGGATGGGAAAGTACTGCCCTTCACTGAGGTGGCAAATACCGCGCCGGAGGTGTGAGCGTGAAAGAGCAATATCACCTTGTTTCCTTTTCCGGCGGCAAGGACTCAACCGCCATGCTTCTTGGGATGCTGGAGCGCGACATGAAAATTGACTGCATTCTTTTCTGTGATACAGGGCTTGAATTTCCTGCTATGTATGATCATATCGCAAAGGTTGAAAAGGACATCGGTCGGAAAATTACCAGCGTCAGAGCCGAGCATACCTATGAGGAACTCATGTTTGATGTTCCGGTACGGCGTAGTGCAGATTCGCCTGTCGTCCGGCAATACGGAGTGCAATTGAATGGCTACGGATGGCCTGGCCCTCGGCAGCGGTGGTGTACCACACGGCTCAAGGCGATGCCGCGAGAGCGTTTTCTGAGGGAACTGCGGAAACAGTATGAGGTCATTGAATATGTCGGCATTGCCGCCGATGAGCAATATCGCCTGGAACGAGCGAACAATCAGAATCCCAACCACCGACACCCGTTGGTAGATTGGGACTGGACGGAGCGCGACTGCCTGCGGTATTGCTATGAGCGTGGATATGATTGGGATGGCCTGTATGAGCATTTCAAACGCGTGTCCTGCTGGTGCTGTCCGCTGCAATCGTTGACGGAGCTGCGGGAGCTGCATCAGCACTTTCCAGGGCTTTGGGAGCAACTGAAAACATGGGATAAACGAACCTGGCGAAACTTCCGTGCCGACTACAGCGTGGAGAATTTGGAGGTTCGTTTTTTGCTGGAGCGCGAGTGGACAGCTGCCGGAAAGTCTATCCGAAGCAGAGCGTTCTACGCTGCGCTGAGAGAACTATTGGAGGCATCCAGATGAAAACTGAAAAGCCTTTGACCCTCGGAAGCCTCTTTGACGGCTCCGGGGGTTTTCCGTTGGGCGGACTGCTTGCCGGTATCACTCCCGTGTGGGCTTCGGAGATCGAGCCGTTTCCCATTCGGGTGACCACCAAGCGTCTGCCTTTTATGAAGCACTACGGGAACATCTCCGCTATGGACGGCGGCAGAATCGAACCTGTGGACATTATCACTTTCGGCAGCCCATGCCAGGACATATGGTTCGTACTCTGCGGAATTGTGTGGTATGCACAGTCCGGCGGCGATAATGCGCCGATATAATCTACACCGGAAATGTGCAGATATAGCTGGATAAGTGCACAACCTGACGGTAATATGTGACTACCATAAAACAAGGAGGTCACGAACATGACGATTACAATCCATGCACAGGGCGCAGAGCGCAAGCGGCTGGTGCAGACCATCTCCGACTGGCTCGGTGTCCCCGCAAAGTACTGTGGCGCACCCACATTCAACTATGAGGTGGATTACTTCACCATCGACCGAAACGGCAGCCTTTCCTTTGATGACCGTGCCGACAGTGAGGTCATTGAACGCCTGCTGCAGCACATCTACGATGAGGGCTTTGACATCGACCAGAGCCACACTGATGACGAGGACGAGCCTTGCGCCGTCTGCATTTCCATGCCGAAGAGTCTGTTCACCGACAGCAATCTGGAAAACCTCAAGGCACTCATTGCCGCCAAGGGTGGTCTTATCAAGAAAGCTCTCGGAGTCCCTGACCTGCCACTGGAAATCACGGACACGAAGGTATCCTTCCCTTGGTTCCCGGCGACTCCAACCCCGGACGAAATGAAAGCCTATGACACCTTTATTTGCAAGCTGTGCGAGATGGCACGGAATCAGAAACGGATTAACGCAACGGAAAAGCCGACCGACAATGAGAAATATGCATTCCGCTGCTTTCTCCTGCGGCTCGGCTTTATCGGTGCGGAATACAAGACCGCTCGAAAAATCCTGCTGAAGAACCTCTCCGGCTCTTCGGCTTTCAGAAACGGAGGTGCGCAGCATGAGATTTCTGAGTAAAGAGACGGTCGAGCGTATCCGTAAGGAATACCCGGTCGGCACCCGTGTGGAGCTTGTTCAGATGGATGACCCACAGGCACCGCCTATTGGTACGAAAGGCACCGTGCGAGGTGTGGACGATATCGGCAGCATCATGGTTGCCTGGGATAACGGCTGCGGTCTGAGCGTGGCTTACGGCGAGGATGAATGCCGAGTTCTTCCTTCGGAGTGTGACGCAGATGAAAAATGAGCTGCTGCGCCGTCTATACTACGGCGAGATACACCCCTGGGAGCGAACCGCACCTCCCGGCGCTGGCGAGCAGGAACTCAATCAGCGCATCGACAAAAGCATTCAGATGCTCCGTAGCTTCATGAGGACTAAGGAGGTCGCCACCTTGGAGCAGCTTTTGGGAGATATTGATTCCCTTAAGGCGGAGGAAACCGTGCAAGCCTTCATTGACGGTTACCGCCTCGGAGCCCAACTGATGCTGGAGACCTTGGATTTCAAACCGCTTTCCAGCCAACCGGATGATGACGGAGTGCTGTAATATACACAGTTTCCGGACCACAAGATCGTGTAGTTTATAGCTCAGATATAACTGGATATAGTGTGCTTTCAGAGGTAATATGTGACTACCGAAAGGGAAAACAAACCAAAACGGAGGTCACAAACATGAGCCAAAGAACAGAAAACCAGGTAGCCGAAATGAAGAAGCAGACCATCGGGGTCGAGGTCGAAATGAACAGCATCACCAGAGAGAAGGCCGCAAGGCTGGCAGCCACCTTCTTTGGTACCGGGCGGTACGAGAACACCGCTTGCCGCAACGGCTACTGCACTTGGTCGGCTTGGGATGAGAGCGGACGCGAGTGGAAATTCCAGAAGGACGTCAGCATCGCGGGCCCGGACAGCGAAAAATGCGAGATGGTCACGCCGATCCTCACCTGCGCTGACATGGAAACCCTGCAGGAGCTGGTTCGCCGCCTCCGCAAAGCCGGAGCGAAAAGCGATGCCACCAGAGGCTGCGGTGTTCACATCCACATCGGCGCCAAGGGGCACACGCCCCAAACGCTCCGAAACCTCGCCAACATCATGGCAAGCCACGAAGACCTCCTGGCAAGCGCACTGAACCTCGACAGAGGCCGCATCCGCCGCTACTGCCGCACGGTTGCCCCCAGATTCCTGGAACGGCTGAACAACAGAAAACCCACCACCATGGCAGCCTTGGCTGATATTTGGTACTGCAGCCAGAACGCCGACTACGGCAGAAGCCAACACTACAACGACAGCCGCTACCATATGCTGAACCTCCACGCCACCTTCACCAAGGGAACGGTCGAGTTCCGGCTCTTCCAGTTCGATGCTCCAGCAGACGGCAAGCAGAACGGACTCCACGCCGGACAGCTCAAGAGTTACATTCAGCTGTGCCTTGCACTCAGCCAGATGGCAAAGACAGTCAGAACCGCAAGCCCCAAGCCCCAGCAGAACGAGAACCCCAAATACGCAATGCGCACTTGGCTCCTTCGCCTCGGCTTTATTGGCGACGAGTTCAAGACCGCAAGAGAGCTTCTCACGAAGCGCCTGGATGGGGATGCAGCCTTCCGCAGCGGCAGAGCAGCCGCTTGAAGGACGCAGCCCAGAGGCCCCCGAACCCGCTGATGGCGGGCTTTCGGTGGTAGAAGGCAACTTCGGAAAGGAGTATTTTTTATGGAAAAACGCTATTACATCGCTTACGGCAGCAACCTCAATGTCCGTCAGATGCGGATGCGCTGCCCGTCGGCACGGATCATCGGCACATCGGTTCTCAAGGATTACGAACTGCTTTTCAAGGGCAGCAAAACAGGCTCTTACCTTACGGTGGAAAAGAAGTCCGGCGTCTCAGTTCCTGTTGCTGTATGGGAAGTCACCGCAGAGGACGAGAAAGCCCTCGACCGCTATGAAGGCTACCCCAATTTCTATTACAAGCGGGAGCTTAAGGTGAAATATAAAGGTATCCGCACAGGTAAGCACAGAACGGCCACAGCTTTTGTCTATATCATGCATGAGGAAAGGCCAATCGGCGTTCCATCGGATTTCTACATGGACACCTGCCTTGAGGGCTACGACACCTTTTACTTTGACCCAGGCATTCTGCTTGCGGCCTATGATAAATCCCTGGAGGTATGCGGATATGAAAGAAAATAATGTGATACGGATTCAAATCTGCCCACGGTGTGGTCGTGCCTACAGTGAACCCGCTGCTCTTTCCAGAGTTGATAACCAAACCCTCATCTGCCCGGATTGTGGCACACGGGAAGCACTCGATTCCATCGGCGTAAAGCCGGAGGAGCAGGAGCAGATCATCGCCTCCATTCACCGCTGCCGCCAGCCGGAATAACGCTGTAAAATACACAGTTTTTACTCCGAATGATCGTGTACTATATGCCTCCGAAATGACTGGATATATCCCAGACATGACGGTAATATACACTCACAACAAAACAAACGGAGGTACACAATCATGTGGAAAGAAGGCAGCATCAAGGTAAATGGAGACATTTTTCGCTACTGGATGAAGCAGTACGACAAAGGCTCCGAGTGGGGTATCGATGGCGGACGCATTTCCAAGCTCATGCTCAAGCGGGACGGCAAAATCGTCTGCAACTACGACAGAGGCTGGGACATTGAGCCCACCGATGAGAACACGCAGCTTACGCTGGAGCTTCTGATCCACAGCGAGAACTGGTAAAAAACCGATATTTCAAAGCAACGGCTCCGAAAGGGGCTGCTGCTCGTTGTACGGAAGGTCGCACCGATTTCGGTGGCGGCTATTTTTATTGCTCTGCCGGAGGGGGTGAGAAATTGCGAAAACTGAAAAAATACATGCCGACACGGTTCATGGAGAAAACCTCCCACTACGATGTGGACGCAGCGGATTATGCCGTCATGTTCATCGAGAGCCTGTGCCACACCAAAGGCACCTGGGCGAGAAAGCCCTTCGAGCTTATTGACTGGCAGGAACAGATCATTCGGGACATCTTCGGCGTTCTCAAGCCCAACGGCTATCGGCAGTTCAATACCGCCTACATCGAGATTCCGAAAAAGCAGGGCAAGTCCGAGCTTGCTGCTGCGGTGGCGCTTCTGCTCACCTGCGGCGATGGTGAGGAACGCGCCGAGGTCTACGGCTGCGCTGCCGACCGACAGCAGGCGTCCATCGTTTTCAATGTGGCGGCTGACATGGTGCGGATGTGTCCGGCACTTTCAAAACGAGTCAAGATACTGGATTCCCAGAAGCGGCTCATTTATCAGCCGACGGGCAGTATCTACCAGGTGCTTTCCGCAGATGTCGGCAATAAGCACGGCTTCAACACCCACGGCGTGGTGTTCGATGAGCTGCACACCCAGCCGAACCGCAAGCTCTTTGATGTCATGACAAAAGGCTCCGGCGACGCCCGGATGCAGCCGCTGTACTTCCTCATTACCACGGCCGGCAATGATACGAAGTCCATCTGCTATGAGATTCACCAGAAAGCAAAGGACATCATCGAGGGTCGAAAGATCGACCACACCTTCTATCCCGTCATCTACGGTGCGGAGGAATCGGATGATTGGACGGACCCGAAGGTCTGGAAGAAAGCCAATCCGTCCCTCGGCATCACGGTTGGCATCGACAAGGTCAAGGACGCCTGCGAGTCGGCAAAGCAGAACCCCGGTGAAGAGAACTCCTTCCGCCAGCTTCGCCTGAATCAATGGGTCAAACAGGCGGTGCGTTGGATGCCGATGGATAAGTGGGACAAATGCGAGTTCGCCGTCAGCGAGGACGATCTGGAAGGCCGTGTCTGTTACGGCGGTCTGGACTTGTCTTCAACAACGGACATTACGGCATTCGTTCTGGTATTCCCACCGGAAGATGAGAACGACAAATACATCATCCTGCCGTACTTCTGGATACCAGAGGACAACCTCGACCTCCGAGTCCGGCGTGACCATGTGCCATACGATGTGTGGGAGCGGCAGGGCTTTTTACAGACCACGGAAGGCAATGTCGTTCACTATGGCTACATCGAAAAGTTCATCGAAAGCCTGGGTGAGCGGTTTAATATTCGAGAAATTGCCTTCGACCGTTGGGGAGCTGTGCAGATGGTGCAGAACCTTGAGGGCATGGGTTTCACAGTCGTTCCTTTTGGACAGGGGTTCAAGGATATGTCCCCACCCACCAAGGAACTGATGAAACTGGTGCTGGAACAGCGCATTGCCCACGGCGGGCATCCTGTCCTCCACTGGATGATGGACAATATTTTCATCCGCACCGACCCTGCCGGAAACATCAAGCCGGACAAAGAAAAATCCACAGAGAAAATCGACGGCGCCGTGGCAACGATCATGGCCCTTGACCGTGCGATACGGTGCGGCAATGACACCACCGAGTCTGTTTACGACAGTCGCGGTCTTTTATTTATATGAAAAGCCGGAGCGGTTTCCCACTCCGGCTATCAGACCGTCCACAAGTGTGCCGCTATGGGCCTGCGGAAGAAGTCAATTCTATTATATGTAGCGAGATGCCTGGCTATTACAATACGCTTTCCCAATCCTCTCGAAATCCATAATAGCGCAAATTGACAAATGGGTACTTCTGAGAAAGTGCTGCGATATCACCTTTCATTTCGGCAAATTCATCCGGCTTCAGCAAGCGACGCATAATCAGGATAAAGCCGTAGAGATGTGCATTGTCCACGGTTCCATCCGGAAGAGAAATCAACAGTGCTTTTTCCTGTTTTCTCAGCCACGGCTTTTGCTCAAACAGGCGATTATAAAGGCGGCTACCATGGGCGCACAAATTGCGGATGATCGTCATATGGTGCATAAATTTTTCGAGGACTTCATCTCCACGGGCTTTCAAACCTAACGCATTTGCAACTTCCACCTTGATGGGTTGTTCAGAAATTTTATACAGGAATGAGATATTCGAGATGGTAAGCAAGTCGACAAATGCCCATAGAGGAATATCCTGGTGGAGTTCATTTACAAAGTGCTTGAGATAGGCTTCATGCGGGAGACGTGAATTCTTTTGCGTTTCGGCCTTCTGCATAATATCCGCATGGATCGCCGCATCGGTAAAATTGCCCGGATCGAGATGCCCCGTAGCTCCATGAACCTTGGTGAACTCATAGGAATATACGGACTTCACGGTTACCTCAATCAGTTCTATGTATTTAAGCAGGATATGTCTGAGATTATAGTCAAACTCGTAGATATCAATTATGTTCTGAAATGTTGCACTGGGCGCAAATACATCATGGTTACGCAATGTCAAAGAATAGCCGCTTACACGATAATAATTGTTGCGATGCAGAAAATCACCAGCAAGCTGCTTGTCCGGCACCTGTAGTCCTCGTGATTCCAAAATATCAATTTGCTGCTCAATTGTCTTAAATTCCTTGTCAGCCATAACAAAAACCCCTAAAAAACAGAACGCCCCCAAGTGTGCGTGTAGCACCACAAGGATGCCAACAGAGGCCTGGGGGAGATGTTAATTAAATTATAGCCGTAAAATGGGGTTCTGTCAACAGTTTTTGACGATTTTATCGTTGAAACTTGTTCTTATATAAAGCACACATAGGATTTACCACACTGCACATCTGCCTATATGCAGGTGCTTTTCTTTTGCCCATTTTTAAGGAGTGTGATGCACATGGGTATCTTTTCAGGTCTTTTCAAATCCAGGGACAAGCCTCAAGACCGTACATCGGGCAACAACTATGCCTTTTTCTTCGGCGGCACGACATCTGGCAAGGCGGTAACGGAGCGCTCGGCCATGCAGATGACCGCCGTGTATTCCTGCGTTCGCATCCTGTCGGAGGCAGTGGCGGGACTGCCGCTGCACCTTTATAAATACACGGACAGCGGCGGCAAGGCAATGGCGCTCGACCATCCGCTCTACCGCTTGCTCCACGATGAGCCGAACCCGGAAATGAGCTCCTTCGTATTCCGGGAAACGCTCATGACGCACCTACTCCTCTGGGGCAACGCTTACGCTCAGATCATCCGAAACGGCAAGGGCGAAGTGGTGGCGCTGTACCCGCTTATGCCCAACCGCATGGAGGTCAACCGGGATAAAAACGGCAAGCTCTACTACCTCTATTCTACCCAGTCCGACGATGCACCAACCATGAAAGGCTCAACGGTCTATCTTGACCCAGCCGAAGTGCTTCACATTCCCGGTTTGGGTTTTGACGGCTTGGTGGGCTACAGTCCCATCGCTATGGCAAAGAACGCCATTGGCATGGCGATTGCCTGTGAGGAATACGGCGCAAAGTTCTTTGCCAATGGGGCCGCCCCGGGCGGTGTGTTAGAACACCCCGGTACGATTAAGGATCCGCAGCGTGTGCGTGAGAGCTGGCAGTCCACCTTCGGTGGCAGCGGAAACGCAAACAAAATCGCCGTACTGGAAGAAGGCATGAAATATACGCCAATCGGCATCTCGCCGGAGCAGGCGCAGTTCCTCGAAACACGAAAATTCCAAATCAATGAGATCGCTCGAATTTTCCGAGTGCCGCCCCACATGGTGGGTGACCTGGAAAAGTCGAGCTTTTCTAATATTGAGCAGCAGTCCCTTGAGTTCGTGAAATACACGCTTGACCCTTGGGTCATCCGCTGGGAGCAGTCCATTCAGCGGTCACTCCTGTCCAAGGACGAAAAAACCATGTATTTCGTGAAGTTCAATCTGGAAGGCTTGCTTCGCGGCGATTACCATAGCCGCATGAACGGGTACGCCATCGGCCGCCAGAACGGCTGGATGTCCGCCAACGACATCCGAGAGCTGGAAAACCTCGACCGTATCCCAGAGGAGGACGGCGGCGACTTATACCTCATCAACGGCAATATGCTCCCGCTGCAAAACGCCGGAGCTTTTGCAAATATCAACACCGATAACGGAAAGGAGGAAAAATCCGATGAAGAAGTTCTGGAATTGGAAAAACAGGACAGTGACCAACGAGGAGACGCAGGAACAGATCCAAGAGAGAACCCTGTTCTTAAACGGCACGATCGCTGAGGAGAGCTGGTTTGACGATGATGTCACGCCGCAGCTTTTCAAGGATGAGCTGATGTCCGGCTCCGGGAATATCACTGTCTGGATCAACTCGCCCGGTGGTGACTGCGTGGCAGCCGCCCAAATCTACAATATGCTGATGGACTACCGCGGTGACGTCACAGTCAAGATCGACGGTATTGCCGCCTCTGCCGCATCCGTCATTGCGATGGCAGGTACGAAGGTGCTCATGTCGCCCACGGCGCTCATGATGATCCACAACCCCTTGACGGTCGCTATCGGTGACAGCGAGGAGATGCAAAAGGCAATCGATATGCTCTCCGAAGTCAAGGAAAGCATCATCAACGCCTACGAGATCAAGACCGGCTTGTCCCGTGCCAAGCTCAGCCACCTCATGGATGCCGAGACCTGGATGAATGCCAACAAGGCTGTGGAGCTGGGCTTCGCCGATGATTTGCTGTTCAAAGCAGACGGTGAAAGCGCCGCTGCGGAGGACAGCTTCGTGTTCAGCCGCAGAGCCGTCACCAACTCGCTCATGTCCAAGGTCAAGAGCCATCACACCCCGTCCGAACCTGCGAAAAGTGCAGGCACACCCATCTCCGAGCTCGAAAAGAGACTCGCACTTATCAAACCTTAAGGAGGATACAAACAATGAGTAAGATCAACGAACTGCGCGCACAGCGTGCAAAGACCTGGGAGCAGACGAAGGCGTTCCTCGACTCCCACAGAAGTGACAAAGGCGTCCTCTCTGCTGAGGACACCGCCACCTATGAGAAGATGGAACAGGAGATCGTCGACCTCGGCCGCGAGATCGAGCGCCAGGAGCGCCTGGACGCTTTCGAGCGTGAGCTGAACACTCCGGTCAATACGCCCATCACTCAGAAGCCCGATACGGCAAAGGTGGACACCAAGACCGGCCGTGCTTCCGATACCTATAAGAAGGCGTTCTGGGCGCAGGCCCGTACCAAGGGTGGTATGCTGACCGCAGAGATCCGCAACGCTCTGCAGGAAGGCGTGGACAGTGAGGGCGGCTACCTCGTTCCCGATGAATTTGAGGAGACGCTGGTGCAGTCTCTTTCCGCAGAGAATGTGGTCAGAAGCCTGGCTCATGTCATTACCACTGCGTCCGGCAGTCACAAGATCCCCATCGTCGCCACCAAGGGCACTGCTGCCTGGGTCGATGAGGAAGGCACCATTCCCGAAGGCGACGATACTTTCGGTCAGCAGCTCATCGGCGCACACAAGGTCGCTACCATGATCAAGGTGTCCGAAGAGCTTCTGAACGACGCTGCCTTTGACTTGGAAGCCTACTTCCGCACCGAGTTTGCCCGCCGTATCGGCAACAAGGAGGAAGAGGCGTTCCTCACCGGCGACGGCAGCGGCAAGCCCACGGGTATTTTCAATGCCACGGGCGGCGGTCAGCTTGGTGTCACGGCGGCTTCCGCAACTGCCATCACTGCCGACGAGCTGATCGACCTGTTCTACTCTCTGAACAGCGCCTATCGCAAGAATGCCGTGTGGCTTCTGAACGACTCCACCATGAAGAACATCCGCAAGCTGAAGGACTCCAACGGACAGTATCTGTGGCAGCCCGCTCTGCATGAGGGCGGTTTTGATACGCTGCTCGGCAAGCGTATCTACACCTCTCCCTATGCGCCGGAGCTGGCGGCCGGTCAGAAGGCCGTTGCTTTCGGCGACTTCAACTACTACTGGATCGGCGACCGCCTGGGTATTACCTTCAAGCGTCTGAACGAGCGCTTTGCGGAGACCGGTCAGATCGGTTTCATCGCATCCAAGCGCCTGGACGGCAAGCTCATTCTGCCCGAAGCTATCAAGGTGCTGCAGCAGAAGGGCACTGCCTCTTCCGGCACCTAATGAAAGGAGGCGGCGGTGATGGACGAGCTTCTCTCCAAAGTGAAAGCCAATCTCATTCTGGAACACACGGCGGATGATGCATTGCTGAAAAGCTACATCACCGCCGCTGTTTCTTACGCCGAAAGCTACCAGCACATCCCGGAGGGGTTCTATAAGGAGAACCCCATGCCAGCCACCACAGAGCAAGCCGTCATCATGCTGTCGTCCCACTTCTACGAAAGCCGGGACGGCAGCACGGGCGGCTTCTTTGCGGATAACACCGGAGCAGCACAGCAGGTGTGGAACACGGTCAATCTGCTGTTGCGGCTTGACCGAGATTGGAAGGTGTGAGCATGAGCTTCGGAAAAATGAACGGCTTTGCCGACATCGTGGAAACCCGCCAAGTCAAGGACAGCGAAGGCTTCACTCATTCCGAGGATGAAGTCCTCGCTTCCGTCCGTGTATACCGGGAAGGTCGGCACGGCAGTCAGCGCTGGGCGAACCTCGCCGCATTCAGCGAAGCGACCGACCTGTTCCGCTTTCGGTGTATTCCGGGGCTGACGGTCACTACCGATCATTTTTTCATCTGTGACGACTGCCGCTACGACATTGTGTCCGTGGAGGATGTAAAGGGGCGTGGGATGTACATTGAGGTGCTGGCAAAGAAGGAGGTGCCGACCGTTGGCTAAGTGCGACATGAAAATGCCGGAGGATTTCCTTCTGAAGATTTCCAAGCTCGGCAGCAACTTTGACAGCGTTGCGGATACCGTCCTGCAGGCCGGTGGCGAGGTGGTGCTGAAAAAAGTCAAGAGCAATCTCTCCTCCGTTATTGGCAGAGGGACAAAGTTCAAATCCCGCACCACGGGCGAACTGGAAGGTGCGCTTGGCCTTTCTCCCTCCAAGCTGAACCGGGACGGCAACCACGACATCAAGGTCGGTTTCGCTGAGCCTCGCTCGGACGGCGGCAGCAACGCCAAACTTGCCAACATTCTCGAATACGGCAAGCACGGTCAGCCTGCAAAACCGTTTCTGAAACCTGCGAAAACGGCATCTCGGCAGGAGTGTATCGATGCCATGGCCAAGGCACTGGATGAGGAGGTGGAAAAGCTGTGAGCCTGCTATCCGATTTACAAACCATCGCCGAAAGCTGCGGTGTGTCCGTGGAAACGGGTGTGTTCTCCGGCAAAGCACCGGACACCTATCTGGTCATCACGCCGCTGTCGGACAACTTCGAGCTTCACGCCGACAACGCCCCAGGCTGCGAAACGCAGGAGGCACGGCTGTCCCTCTTCACAAAGGGCAGCTACACCAAACTGAAAAATGACCTTGTCCGTGCCTTGCTGGGTGCGGACTTTTATATTACCGATCGCCGGTATATCGGCTTTGAGACCGAGACCGGCTATCATCACTACGCCATTGATGTGGCGCAAATCTACGAACTGGAGGAATAAGTTATGGCAACGATCGGTCTTGACAGACTGTATTACGCAAAAATCACCGAGAACGATGCCGGTGAGGAAACATACGGTACGCCGTCTCAGCTTGCGAAAGCCATCTCCGCCGACCTTTCGGTGGAATTGGCTGAAGCTACGCTCTACGCCGACGACGGTGCTTCGGAGATTGTGAAGGAATTCAAGTCCGGCACGCTCTCTCTTGGCATTGACGATATCGGCTCTGCGGCGGCATCCGACCTCACGGGTGCGACTATTGACAAGAACAAGGTGCTGATTTCCGCATCCGAGGACGGCGGCGACCCTGTGGCGGTGGGCTTTCGTGCCAAAAAGTCCAACGGCAAGTACAAGTATTACTGGCTGTACCGAGTGAAATTCGGTATTCCGGCGACGAACCTTGCCACCAAGGGCGACAGCATTACCTTTTCCACGCCGACCATTGAAGGCACCATTCTGCGCCGCAACAAGGCAGACGCAGGCGGCAAGCACCCGTGGAAAGCGGAAGCACTGGAGGGCGATGTGACCGCTGCGACTATCACGAACTGGTATAAGGAAGTATACGAGCCGACCTATACCACGACACCCGAAAAACAGGGTTAACGGAGGTAACGCACAATGGATAACGAAAGAACCGCAGTCATCACGATCGGTGAAGAGGAGTACACACTGCTCCTCACAACCAAAGCCACCAAGGAGATCGCCGGTCGATACGGCGGTCTGGAAAAACTCGGCGAGAAGCTGATGAAGTCCGAGAACTTTGAAATGGCTATCGGAGAGATCGTGTGGCTTATCACGCTTCTGGCGAATCAGAGCATCCTCATCCACAATCTCAAGGACAAGGAGCACCCCAAGGAGCCGCTCACCGAGGATGTGGTGGAGCTTCTGACCACGCCGCTTGATCTCGCCGGATACAAAACCGCCATTACGGAAGCGCTCTACAAGGGTACCAAGCGGAATGTGGAAAGCGAGAAAGACGCAAAAAACGCACAAGTCGGGTAACAGTCTCCGATGCGGAGCTGTTTACCCGGCTTCTCTACTACGGCCTTGCCCACCTTCATCTCAGCCAGGATGAGGTGTGGCTGATGCCGTTTGGACTTCTGCTGGATCTGTGGGAGTGCCACAAACAGTATAACGGGCAGGCTGTTCCTGCTCACGAACACTACATTGACGATATTATCCCGGACGGCATTTAAGGAGGTGACGGTACATGGCAGACAGTTTCGGACTGAAGATCGGTCTTGAGGGCGAAAAGGAGTTCAAAAAAGCGCTGGCGGACATCAACCATTCCTTCAAGGTGCTCGGCTCCGAAATGAAGCTCGCCACCTCTCAGTTCGATAAAAACGATAAATCCGTGGAGGCACTCGCCGCACGGAACAAGGTGCTGCGAAAAGAGATCGATGAGCAGACGACAAAAATCGATACCCTTCGCAAGGCTCTGCAGAATGCCGCCACCTCCTTCGGAGAGAACGACCGCCGCACCCAGAACTGGCAGATCCAACTCAACAATGCCGAAGCCGCCCTCAACGATATGAACCGTGAGCTGGACGAGAACGAAAAAGCCATCAAGGAGGGCGGCAAGGCTGCGGAGGAATCCGGCAGTAAGTTTGAAGGCTTCGGCAAGGTTTTCAAAACCGTAGGTGTGGCGCTCGGTGCAGTTGCCGTTGCCGCAGGTGCCGCCGCCGTGAAGCTCGGCAAAGAGGTCATTGCCGCCTATGCTGACTATGAACAGCTGGTCGGCGGTGTTGACACTCTGTTCAAGGACTCCTCGCAGGAGATCCAGCGGTATGCTGCCAACGCATACAAAACGGCCGGCCTTTCCGCCAACGAGTACATGGAGACGGTCACGGGCTTTTCCGCAAGCCTGATCCAGTCTCTCGGCGGTGATACCGAGAAAGCCGCAAAGTATGCGGATATGGCAATCACGGATATGTCCGACAACGCCAATAAGATGGGCACGGATATGTCCTCCATTCAGAATGCCTATCAGGGTTTTGCCAAGCAGAACTACACGATGCTCGACAACCTCAAACTGGGCTACGGCGGCACAAAACAGGAAATGGAACGACTGCTTGCCGATGCGGAGAAGATATCCGGCGTCAAGTATGACATCTCCTCCTACGCAGATGTGGTGGAAGCCATTCATGTCATGCAGGAGAGCATGGACATTGCAGGAACGACCGCCAAGGAAGCGGAAGCCACCATTTCCGGCTCTGTCAATGCACTGAAATCCGCCGTGTCGAACCTCATTGTAGGCTTTGGTGATGCGGACGCTGACATGGAGCTGCTGTGTGGCAACATGGTGGACGCCTTCAAGACCGTGGTGGCAAACATCACCCCGGTCATTGAAAACATCGTGGCGGCTCTGCCCACGGCACTGGACGCTCTGCTGACGGCTGTGGGTGAACTGCTGCCCACACTGCTGGAAGCAGTCACCGAACTGTTCTCGCAGGTGCTGGAAACGCTGCTTTCTTTGCTTCCGCAGCTTATCCCGGCGGCGGTGTCCGCACTCATGACCATCGTGAACACGCTGATTGAGAATCTGCCCCTGCTTATTGACGCTGCGGTTCAGTTGGTGTCCACGCTGGTGACCGGCATTGCGGATGCGCTGCCCACGCTCATTCCGGCAGCGGTGCAGGCTATCGTCACCATCGTACAAGGACTGGTGGACAGCCTGCCGATGCTCCTTGACGCAGCCTTACAGCTTATAACAGGGCTTGCCCAGGGACTATTGGACGCCCTGCCCGTGCTGATCGCCGCTCTGCCGGAGATCATCAACGGCATCATTACCTTTCTGCTGGACTCCATTCCGCAGATTATCGAAACAGGCATTCAGCTTCTGACCTCGCTTGTTGCCGCATTGCCGGATATCATTATGGCAATCGTGGAAGCCATTCCGAAAATCATCGACGGCATTATCAACGCGGTGCTGAATGCGATACCGCTCATTATTCAGGCAGGCATCGACCTGCTGATTTCCCTCATTCAAGCCCTGCCGCAGATCATCACCACCATCGTGCAGGCGATCCCGCAAATCATCTCCGGCATCGTCAATGCACTGGTCGGGAACATCGACAAAATCATCATGGCAGGTGTGCAGTTGTTTGTTGCGCTGATTGAAAATCTGCCCACCATTATCGTGGAGATCGTCAAGGCCGTGCCGCAGATTATTGCGGGCATCGTGAAAGCCTTCGGCTCTCTGATGTATAAGATCGTAGAAATCGGCGGCAACATCGTCAAGGGACTGTGGAGCGGTATTACCCAGCTTGCCTCGTGGCTGTGGGATAAGGTGTCCGGGTGGATCTCCTCCATCTGGGACGGCATCTGCGATTTCTTCGGTATCCACTCGCCCTCGAAGGAGATGGCATGGGTCGGTGAAATGCTGGTCAAGGGCCTTGCAGGCTCCATTGACGACAACGGCGATGAAGCGGTCAAAGCCGCCGAAGGTATGGCCGAGGACATCAACGGCGTCATGGGTGACCTTGCCCACGATATGCAGACGGCTCTGCCCACCGACTTTGACGTGAACGGCTCGATCCGTTCTGCGGTGGACGGCGTGGTCGGTAAGGCGGCGTCCGCTTTCACCATTGCCCTGAACATTACGAACTTCAACAATTACAGCAGTGAGGATATCCGTCAGCTCACCAACGAAGTCATGGAAACGGCGAACCAGTTCGCCCAGCGGAAAGGAGTGGTATTCGCATGACCTATTTTACCTACAACGGCCGCAGTTCCGCTGATTTCGGCCTGCACATCGAGAAAAAGGATGTGTTCTCTGCATCGGAATACGATGCGGAGTTCATTTCCATTCCCGGCAGGAGCGCTGACATCATCAATCCGAACCGCCGCTTTGCCAACATCAAGGTGACCTACACAGTGTTCCTCGCTCGGAAGAATATAGCCGCCCTTGCCGCTGTCCTGCGGGACATTAAGGGCTGGCTTTATTCCGAGCCGGACAGATACCACGAAATCACCGACTCCTACGATGCGGAGTATTTCCGCTACGGCGTCATCTCTGGCCATCTGGACATTGAGGAGCAGCTGAACAAGGTCGGCAGTTTCACCGTGACCTTCAACTGCAAACCTTATAAATACAGTTTTGCGGGACAGGAAACGGTGTCGGCTGACGCCTCCGAACTGACGATTACCAATCCGACGGCGTTTGAGAGCCGACCGTACATCAAGCTCTATGGCAGCGGTACGGTGGCGCTGCTGATACAACCCCAAGGACGGGGCATGATGATTTCCGACTTGGACGAGTACATCGAGATAGACAGTGAGCTGATGAATTGCTTCAAAGGCACTGCCCTCAAAAACGACACAGTCAAAGGAGCGGAATTTCCAGCCCTCAAGCCGGGTGTTTGCACCATTAACTGCAATGGAGATGTGTCAAGGATTGAGGTCGTTCCAAGGTGGTGCTGTCTGTAAGGTCGTTCCTGATTGTAAGCGGTAGAAAAACTCAAAAAGACATGGGGTCTAATGCTTTTAAAAAGAACGAAAAAACGGAATTTACCTCTATTCAAACATACAAGCTCTTGACAATAAAGCTCCTATATAGTATGATTCTATAAACTACTATATAGGAGTATTTGCATGAAAACAAATGGCGGATTTCTTGTCACCAAAATAAAACAACTTGGAGACCGGATTTTTGAGAAGATTCTCAGCGAAAAGAATATTGATGCGTTCAATGGAGCCCAGGGGCGCATTCTTTATGTGCT